CCCCCTTGATTTTGAAATTGATATGAAAACATTGTTTCTATAGAAATACTCAATATTGCGCCCGATACAAGATTAGCACTTACTGAGGTTAGGTCTATTTCAATAGCTGAGTCGGTAGGAGTAAAAGGAGCAAGGGGCAAAGTGTAAGTGTTGCCTGTAATAATTGCGGAACTTGTTAAGTCTACCTCCCCTATCTCTGTGTGAAGAACACTACACTCATAATCAATACTTGTGGGAGGAGAGTCCGTGGTGTTTTGGGCTTTTAAATCATAATTTTCAACGTAGTTACCATAAACTAATCTATTCCCCATTAGAGTTTGTGCCTTGGCAAACCTAGGAACATTATCATATAATCTTAATATTTCTGAATCAGGTAAAACCGTAAGTATTTTACTCGTATTAAATTGTCTACTAATATCTATATTATCAGCATATAAACCCTCTTTAGTTATCCTTTCCATTACCTTAATGATGCCGTTATCATTATCCTTCCACAATAACTCAATACCTTTTACTAAAGAACCACCTGTATTAAAAGTTACAGTAGCTATATTGTTGTTATTAACCATTCCCTCATTTAAAAAGCTTTCAGGGCTAAATTGAAAACTTTTTGGCACAAAAGCAGGGGCACTAAATTGAGATGTAGCTGAAAACTCTCCGTCTTCATATCTATATCTATAACCAAAAGAAATAAATTTTTCTTCTAAAAAGTTAAACTCATCACCCCCCGAGCTTGTAGAAACTATGGGAGCGTTTGTTGGTGGTCTTACTATAACTCTAATTTCTTCGGCACTAAAATTATCACTACTCAGAATAACATTTGCAGAAATATCTGGGGCAGAATAACCCCTTAATACATTGATACATCTAGGTGGGTTTAAATTATCTGTCCAAAACAACAAATTATCTACTAAATTTACTCCTGTAATAAGATGCCTGTGGTTAAAGTTTAAGGTACTTCTGGCAGAAGTCCCTTCTTGAACACTTATTAAATGATAAGCTACCTGACCTGTATTAGCATTATAAGAAACTACTAAATCTAAAATTGTAGTAACTATTGGGGAACCTACTCCTTGACCTGTAAAAGCAGGGTCATTTATAAACCAATATATAGTTTCCGTTTCATTATCAGATAAAGAGCCTATACATCTTGCGCTTGCAGAAAGTGGGGTGTCATTAAAAGATATGGTAGTAAGCTGAGTATTTCCTTTAGTTATTTCAATAGAACCTATTTCGGTATCTTCTGTAGAACCCAAACGTAAGTTTTGAGCGTCTACATATTCACCCGGTGGTAGTAAACGTTCGTCTACCGCCTTGTTCATTTTTCCTGCCGCAAAGGTTCTTTTTACTTGTGCCATTATTTAATCCATTTATCCCTTCCTCTTAAATTCATTAAGAGTCTTCCGGGATGTATATTACTTAATCTTATTTTTGCATTTCTTAATAAAGCGCTTTTTGTTTTTCTCGCTCTTGCAATAATATATTCTTGCACCCCAAATTTACTAGATAAAATAGCATAATTAATATACGCATAAATATAATCTTCAAACAATTTGTTTACTGATACAGAAGAATCATTTCCTGCCTCCATACCATCTGAAACATATTCTAATATACATTGCTCATTAACCATGGTGGAATTAAAATTAATTACTCCTTCTTTTTTATTTATTCTAAATGTGGGGTTAGCATTAGCGGTCTCAGTATTTAAACCATATCGTGCCCCGATAGTGTAATCAAAATACCAATTACCTTCCCAATAATAACCTTCCTGTCCGTTAAATGGACTGTTTTGATTTAAATAAATACTTTTCTTTTGTCCTGATATTCTATCTAAATCTAAAGGAGAAAATTGAGGACTTAATATGTTACCATCTTGGTCATATAACCAATTACCATTGTTATCTTTTAAATAAGCTAATGCTGTATTAGCTTGAATATTTTCTGTTAATGGCATTAAACATCCATTTTTATATAAAGAAATTCTTACCCAATTAACATAATCCGGGGGAAGAACCATAAGAGCTTGAGAATTTACTTCTACTTGTAGTATTTTAACTTCTCTAAACGCATCATAGTTTAATTCCTGTATTCCTCGTTTTGCATGAAACAATACTTTATACCTTTCTTCACTAGAAACTAAAGTGTCATTATCGTTATATATAAGCATAAAATTGTTTACTATATCATATAAATTGACATATTGATATGACCCCCAATTTACATCTGTAGGAACATTGCCATTATTTGTGTAATATTCTAAGTTTGATATATATGTCATAATTATTTACTTGTTTGTTCTGCACTTTCTGCATTTTCTACTGCTTGCCCATAACTAACTATTCCTGCTTCCCTTATAGTTAAACCTCCATATTGTAATATACGCGCTACTAAATCTTGAAAATTATCAGTAGGTAACTCAAAATCTTGATAGTCGGTTGCACCTTCATTAAATAAAGCTCTTCCTCCAGAGGTTAAATAAGTCCAATTAGGTCTTTTAGGGTATCTTACATATTGACAAAAAACTTGTCCGTATTGGTTTAAAGTTACAGGGTATACTTCTGCATATTGACTTTCTGTTCCTTTATCGGAGCTTAAAGTGTATGCCGGAAACATGGTTGTGGGTTTAGTAAGATTAGACTGTGCAAGATTAAAAATTCTTTTTTGACTCACCTTTTCTATTTCTCTAACATTGTTCCCACTTCTTCCAAAACCTTTATATATTTTAAAATTACTAGGGTTGTTTACTCCATCCGACCAACTTATTCTATCAGCAAAATTTATAGTTCCCGCCCCGTTAGTTGCACTACCTACTACTGTAGAAACAGGGTATTCACTTAAAGTGCTACCGGTAGGTAATAAATTAACTACATAATCACCTGTTTGCACTGACCATGTGCCTCCTAAAAGATATTGAATAAAATTTCCTCTGTCTGCATAAGAAGTAGGACCCCCTGTAATATTAGCTGCAGATATTTCTATTATTAAATCGGTACAATAAAAAAGTTTATTAATCAAATAATAATCATAAGGCAAATTGTATTTGTTGCTAACCTGAGGTAAAGCACTTGCGTTCCAACCTGTACCTGGAGGAGGTGTGTAGGTGTTTCTTAAAGCAACTGTTTCTGAAAATATACTTATACTTTCCTCAATACCTTTAGCTATATCAGGATAACCTGTGTCAGACCTTCTTCCTGCTCGTTTAGTGATTTGCATATTATAATCAATAAACAAATCTTCAAAAATATCTAACTGTGCTTGATGAGCAAACAAGTTAAACTCTTGAGGAGTCATGTATCCGTAATTATTTTTGTTTAGCAACGCTAAACACATTTGATATACTTCATTTATCATAACTACAAAGATAATAAAAAAAAAGAGGGAAGTATTTTTTTATCCCTAAGGAATCTTCTTTATAGAAACATTACTCACGTAAATTGGTGGAAGGGTGGGTGGGGGTCCTATAGATTTACCAAAAGGTATAGTAAAGTCTACTTCTACACCATTTCTAGTTCCTGTTCTAGCAGTATTAAAAGCTGACTTAAAAGCATTAATAACTCTATTGCTGTGGTCTAAGGTGTGAGAAAGTTCCACTGTAATAGTTGCATACCACAACTTTATTTGATTGGGGGCTGTTTTTTCTGCCCACACAAAGCCATCTACGGGTAAATACTCTTTTTGATATGGGTTTTTAGCATGGGTTGCTGTGTCCCAATAATAAAAACATATATACTTATAATTTTGTGAAACTAATGACATAATGCAAAGATAATAAAAAAAGGGGACTAGTGTCCCCTTCTTTATTTTTCAATAAAACAATTTTATGCAACTGTTGTTATTGCTTGCGACAGAGTTACGTCTATGGTTGCATTGGTATATGGTTGTCTCCAAACCGTTACTAAAGCATCTTCAATAGCAGTTTTATCTGCTGCTGTAAAACTTCCTACTCCTGTAAGGTCTAATTTTTTATCGGCATAATTAAGGGTAAGAGTTCCCCCACTTTCGCCTACATATACTACATCACCTCCAAAAACATAATCTCCAATTACTAAATATTTTTCCATAATTTCTAAGTGTTAAGGGTGAATGTAAATGCGTTAATAGATTGACTCAAAGACGGTATAATATATTTTACCGTGCTCCATTTTTCTTGTTGAGCCGTTTTGATAACATCAAAGACAATATTTACATCTGCTTGGACTAATGCCGAGGCAGACGCAATTTTACTCTGATTACCGTTTCCATAATCTAATACTATATCATCTGCTGCATCTAAATAGCATGATACAATATCTTTTATAGAAAACAGTCCTGCACCACTCGTTGTGGTTATTTCTGCATATTTGTTCATAATAAAAAAATTTATGAGGTTAATACTAATATTTTAAAGTACAAAGATACATTATTTATTTAAGTGTTTTTTCAAGCAACTTTAATGCCTGCTCACCTTCTTCACTCTGTAAATAAGATGATACAATATACACTGTGTCTTCGCCCGCAGGAACAGTTAACATTCTTTTCTTATTAGACTTAGTATTAAAATGCACGTCTTTATTTTTTTGCTGTAAAATACCATTGTCAAAGAAAGATTGAACCATAGCGTTAAACTTTAATTGTGGGTCAGAAATAATATTTAAAAACTCTTCAGGTTCATTTTTTGCAAAAACTAATACATCTCTTTTTATTTCTGGCGTAGTCATTCTAGTAACGTTTCCAAATAAAACTCTACCTACTTCAAGAGTTTGGTCTAAATTTAAAGAACGAGCTTCAATTAAAGCATCTACTTCTAAGTTTAAAATTTCCACAACTTCACTTGCATCTTTTTCATTATCAATTTCCTCAAAGTGAGTTCCATTTAACGGGTGAAGTTCTAAAAATCTTTGTAATAATTGATTGTTTTTACGAACGTGTAATAACCCGTCTTCAAAAATTATTGGCTCAAGAATAACATTGTTATCCTGCTCATCTTCATAAATAGTTTTTTGATTAGAAGAATATCTTAAAGCTCTATTAATTCCTGTTTCTTCATCAAAATGTAAAATAGGAAATCTTTTTGTGTGTCTTGTTGGAAGCATATAGGAAAGGGGTGTTTTGTCTCGTTTTAACCTATATGATTTGTCGGTATATTTTTTTGTCTTTTTCATTGTAATTTAATTTAATAAAATTTATAATTTAAAAATAATAAGAGTGTCTCCTTAAAGAGACACCCTTATCATCACTTCTCAACTATGCGTTGAATATCACAAAGTTATTTGCACCTAAAGTACAAACACATCTTTCTGATAAGAAGTTCACTTGCATCTGGTCTAAATCAGATGTACGTGCACCTCCTGCTGAACCTGTAATCCATGTTTTATATCTTCGGTCTTCAGTTTGTGAAGCTCTATATCTAACATGTAAGAAAGGTCTTTTAGCATTTTTACCAAGAATCTGGTCATAAACAGTTGTAGAACCCGCAGGTACTAATAAACCATTTACAGAACCACTTCCTGCTACTGCTGATAAACCTCCTCTCATAGTAGGGTCATTAAGGTATTTCCAATCAGACTTGTAAAAGTCGTATCCTCTTCGGAATCCTGTGAAACCTAGATTTAACGCCATTTCTTCGTCATTATCGAATAAACCATAAGAAGTACCACCTGCACCGTAAGAATTTTGTGCTGCTAACATATCATCAATATCGAAACCGAAATCTCTGTTAACAAATACAACATTCTCTTCGATAGCACCTTGCTTATCTAGTCTTGAGATAACAGTATCCCAATCAGCTAGAGCAACAGGGTTACCACCTGCCCAAACATTTCCTCTTTGGTTTACAGTATAGAAGATACCTTCAGAACCTTTATTACCTACATCACCTGTAGTTAAGCCGGCAACACCTGAAGCCGCTTCTGCAGGAACAGCTTCAATCATTGCTGTTTCTAAGTAATCATCAAAACGTAATCTTGTTTCGTGCTCTGATTTTAAATACCATAAGTATCCTGTAGCTCCATCTTCTGTGGTTACTTCAACCCATCCGATTTGTGCCATATCTGAACCTGAAACGTTGTACGTGTCTTTAATGATAATTGGTGAATTATTAAAGAATTCATCTTTAGCTTCTAAAGAACCAACCATACCATTAGTTCCTTTTCTAAATTCTGAACCATAAATAAACAAAGTAAACGTGTCCACACCTGCTGCAGTTATACCTGCTGCCTCGTAAAAGAAAACAGTTATTGTACCTGCACCTACACCCGGAAGTGTAACATCAGTAACGATACCTTTATTAGATGCAGAACCATTATTATTTTGCATAAAAATAGTTTGCCCTACTCTAATTGCAGCATCTTCACCTGCAGGAACAGCAGCGTCATTAATATCAAATTGTGCGTTAGTTGCACCTGCTAAAGGAACCGCACCATTGATAGCTACGTTTGTATACTTTGTGTGTAATCTTCCTTGTTCTGCCCAAGTAATTTGGTCAGATATAGAAGGCATTTCAGCTCCTACCATTCTCAAGAATGAAGAAACCGTTCTATTACCATAACGCTCAAATTCCTTTTCGTAGGTATCAGGCAAGTATTGCTGTAACCATGTAAAGTCAGCGTTGGTAAGATAATTATAGGGAGCCGCTACTTGTTCCGAAGAAGGTTGTAACTGAAACCCTGGGGTTGCTTGTAAACTCATAATCTTAATTTTTTAAATAATTTTTAACTCTTTTTAAAACTTTTTATTCTTAAACCTCTACCACTGCTTTGTGATAGTGATTTAATTTTCATCCCTCCTTTGCTAGCAACTTCAGGTGCTCTACGTTCAGACATTTTAATATTTTTAGTCTTACGCATTACATCTTCTGCCGCAGCCGACTTGCCTTGCTCATAAAAGAACTCAGCAAACTTTTGAGGGTTCATGGCCGCAGATAGTGCCGTGTGGTAGTTAGTTGCATTTTTAATTAAACCTTTTTCATCTAAATGTTTTTCTAAAAATGTGTTAGGTGTTAATTGTTGCTTTTTAACTTCCTCCGGGCTACCAGGCGAATAAACTAGTTTTTGTTCCCCGATTTTGAACTCAAAACCTTTGAACTCCGGGTTAAAAACTTCATTGGTTTTATTAATAAAAAACTCACGCTTCTTATTAGTAACCTCTTCAGCCGTTTTTGCATCTGCCATATATTGCTTATAGTTTTTTAAAACTTCTTTATCCTCATCAGAAATACCTTCTCCCCTTGACTCAAGTGGGCGGCTATAATCTTCTTTCTGAGAATTAAAGAACTTCTTTGCCTTAGCAATATTTTTTTTCTTCTCTAACTTTTTTCTTCTTACTACATCAGGCTCATCCACCTCTTTGTCATAAGAAAAATCTTGCATCATATAATTTACATCATCTTCATCTAATCCCTCTTCTGTAGCCATATAATACTGCTTTAGTAGAGTATCTTCAGGAAGTTCATCAAAGTTTTGATTTAACTTAACATAATCATCAAAACCTCTTCCTGTGTCTTTTTTATATTTTAAATAAGCCGCAACGTCTTCAGGTAATGGTTCTGAATCTTCTCTTTCCTGAAACAACTCGTCTACAGACTTTATTTCTTTATTATATCTTTCATTTATATGTGAAAGAATATCATTTTCATTTAACTCTCTTTTTGCTTCCTCTTGCACTTTTTGTGTAGCAGGAGCATCTTGAGGTGGAGTTTCATTAGTACTTTCAACTACAGAAGCTTCTTTATTAGCATTTTCTTCTTGTTGATTGTTTTCATGCTTTTGTAAAAGCTCTTTTTCAATTTCTTGATTAGACTTTTGTTCAGCTACTTTTACCTCTTTTACTTTTATGTTTTCATTTAATTTCATTAGATATAATTTTATACAAAGTTAATAATTTATTTAATACAGATTTAGACGTAAGGTTTTGTCACTTTTGCTTTTTTAGTATTAGCAACAAACTGTTTTCCTTTACCTCCTCCTCTCTTTTTTTTACGAGCTGTTTTTGCTCGTTCTGCTTTTGTCATTGACTTAGCTTTAGCTAAAGGCAAACAACGGTCCGGGTTTTTTTTGTTTTTACTTGTACCGCAAGCACCTTTAATAGAACCGTCAAGACCAATTCTAACCCATTTTTCTTCTCTCCATTTTTTTAATTCTCCCATTTACTTTTTACTATTTTTTGCATAATTAGGGTCTTTACAATACTTACTTGCACCCATAGCTGCATAAGCAGACCATTTACCATATTTTTTCATAGCCCAAGCTTTTCCCTCAGGACATATTTTATTTCCTTTCCTATTTGTTCTTTTTTTTGCCATATTATCTCGGTCCAAATTGAGCTAAATCAAAACCATCTAAAGTATCTTCGTTAGACTCAAACTTTTGAGGAGGTAAGTTGTTTTTCTTTTGATTTATTAATCTAGCTTGTTGATTGTTTTGTTGAGTAATTCTATCAGATTTAGCTTTTTCTCTTTGCGTTTCTCTACCTTGTAAGGCTTGTTCACTTATGTTTCTTAATTGCATGTTATAATCAAACTCTTCTCTCATAAGTTGAGATTTTAACTGAGCCTCTTGTTTCATTTTTTCCACCTCAAATTGTATCTCTGCCTGCTTAAATTGTAATTTAGATTGTATTTCAGCCTGTTGTTTTTGCATTGCAAGTTGAGCAGCCATTTCTTGTGACTTTAATTGTTGTTGAGCCTGCATAGCTTGTTTTTGCATCATCATCTTTTCTTCTCTATCTTGCTTCTGCATACGCTTTACTTTCAATAATTGATTAGCAAGTTTAATGTTTTTAATCTCTCTAATATCTATAGCATCTTCTAAATTAATATCTTGTTTAGATAAAGCCATTTGTATATTGGCTTCTAGTTGTGCTTTTTGTTCTTCATCTGGAGATATTTCTATAAAAATACCAAAGTCATATATGTATAAATCTTTTATGTCATTTAAAATAGAAACATTATACTTTCCTATTTTATTTATAAATGAATCTTTAAAGTCTGAATATTCTAATATATCAGCTACTCTATAAGACAAACCTTCAGCTAACCTTCTATATAAATACAAACTGCCATCTAAAATATGTCTTGTTGCGGTATTGGAATTTAAAGCAGCTAACTTTTGAACACCAACTAAAGAATTAGGGTCAGGCGTTGAACCATCCCTAGCCTCATTTAATCCTGTTACCGCTCTAATCATTCCTAAATAGTGATTGTAATTAGATACTAACATTTGAACTTTACCCGAACCGGAACTAGTATTTAGAGGTGTAATAGGAACTTTAGAGTGATTATAGTCTCCGTCTTGCGTAAAGCTTCTTCCCACTACACTACCGGTTTGAAAATACAATCTTAAAGCATCTTCAGGATTATATTCATTTCCAGAACCTAAATCTACTTCATTTAACCCATCTGCGTCTATAAAGACTCCATCAGGTACAGTTCTAGCTATTACTTGTTGTAGCTTTAAATGTGTTATTTGTATTAAATCAGCAAAAGGTATCATTCTTCTAACTAAAGATTCTATAACACCTTTATACATACGTGGCGCAACAGCTACATAATTAGGAAGAGCATGTTGATTAGCTGACTTAGGACGAACCATGTTGTGAGCTAACTCCCATTTTAAAAGAATATTTGTCCCCATTACCATAACACCATTGTACCAAACATCAATAGTTTTTTCTACTTTTTCAAAATTACCTTCTTCCATCATTTCTGTAGGAGGATTGAATTGGTCGTCCTTTTCAATCATTCTAGTATTTCCATTGTCGTATGTTTTTTTCTTATAAACTATTTTTTTTGTAGTTTTATAATTAAAGTACATTACAGTAGCCGTGTCTTTATAAAAAATATCATTTTCATAAAACTGTGCTACATTATAGTAATTATACCAACTCTGACTGTATTGAGTAATTTGTTCTAAATCTTCATTGGTTAAATTTTGTTTTATTTTAAGAAGTTCTGTAATTGGTAAAGTTTTTATTTCACCCCAATAAAAACAGTCTTTAAAATGAGGGTCTTCCGTATAACTATATACCACATTAGCAGGGTCTACATAACTTATTTTTACACCCGAACCTTCTAAGAATTCGTGCTTAGCAATAGATATGCCTAATGTGGTCAAATCATAATCAAATCTTTTTCTTAAATCTTGATAGTGATTTTCTTCAAACATAGTATCTATAGCTTCTTCTTCAGCAATTTCGATAGCAGGTTTATATTTCAACTGCATAAACAACTGAAGCTCCTCATCAGTTTCAGGAAGTTGTTCAGGGTCCATACTAAAAGGGTCAACCCCTCCTCTTTTTTGAATAGTTTCTAAAATAGGTTTTGCAGCCATTTGACCTTCTATCATATCTTGAAACTTACTTCTTTTAGCTTGAGACATTGCGTCTTGAGCAAATGCCTTTACTTTAAATAACCTATCAGACATACCGTTTACTACAATATCAACAAACTTAGGTAATATAGGAACGGGTGTCCAATCTAAATTAAGATGAGACAAATCTCCATCTATAGCAATTTCATTTTTATATTTAGCTACTGATTGTTCACCACGAGCATATAATCTTAGTCGGTGAAAATCTCTCCACTGACTATAATATCTACACTGACTAGAATCTTTCCTAAACCACTCATATTGTATAGCTTGACCTATTTGTAAACCATACTCTTCTGTTGCTTTCTTTTCGTCGGAAACAAACTGTGTAGGAAATGCTTCTTGTTTTATACTTATAGTTACAGGTTTATTATTCTTCATTGCAATATTTCACTTGTTAATCCCTGGTTATTATACCTTGCAAAGTTAATACTTATTTTTGACTGTTTTTGATTTGGTGTATAAAGATGCTTCTGATTAGCCATAATAGCAAGTCCTGTACTAATAGTTGCGTCATAAGCCGTTCTATTATTAATGTCAAACTTTGCCCAATCTTCAAGAGTTTTATTAAATAACATTGTTCCCATTACATCTGAATCTCTATAAGTTCCTTGTAAATCTAACCCTACATGTTTTTCTATATAAGATTCTACGGCTGCTGCATGAGCCTGTTTAACATCCTCGGAACTATTTGGTATACCTCCTAACTCTTTTTCAGTTTTAGATAGTTTAATAAGTTTTTTGTCCGGCCTGTTAATTGAAAAGGCTCGGTAGCCTCTGTTTTTTAAATGATATAATAATCTAGGTTTATTATTCTCTACTAATATAGGCATGCCATAAAACACGCACGCCATTAAAACTTCTTCAAAAAATATCTCTGCAGTTTGAGGTCTTGCTATATATTCTAAAAAAAACTGATTACTTGGAACGTCTTGCATGTTAAATTTTGTCAACCCATGTAATGCTCCATTTGAACCTTTACCACCTACTGTTCCTGATATATCATAGGAATCACAACCAAAAGAACCTAAATGTTCATTGCCGGGATATTTAACACCTCTTCTTTCTATTACATTATTTTGCAAATTTTTAGGAAGTAGCCAACTAATTAAAAACCGACCTCTTCTATTGGGCGACCATATTACTTTACTATCTTTAACTCCATTTGCCCAACTAAAACTACCTCGTGTTAAATGATGCCCCTGAATTAAAGAATCATTATAATCTATTTGTTGGTAAATTTTAGTCAAGTTAAATAAAGAAGATTTACTCTCATCTCTAAATGCGTGTGATTCTGTTCTAGGAAATTGTCTATAAAACTCATTTAATGCATCAGCATCTTGTTTTAAGGACTCTACTTCAGCTTTCCAATAATCAACTGCTCCTTTTGTAATATGCTCACCATCTACTCCCAAAACCTTTTCTTTAGGATTATAAAAAACAGGCATACCATATTTATTTATGAACCCCTCCATATTCCATTCCATTGGTATAAACAATGAATACATTCCGCTTTTAGTTTGACCATTAGCATTTCTAGTATTAACATTAGAATCTTCAAACAGTTTTTTAAAATTACCACCTCCCTTTGATAAAGCATTAGATGTAGAACCCATCAAGCATTTTCCTATTATCTTACTACCTAACCTTAAACATGTTTTAGTAACTCTCCAATTATTTAAAATATTATTTGGCTTCACCCACTTACCACTTTCATCGTGTACTAATAATAATAACTTTTCACCATCATAAGAGTTGTCGTCAGTATTTTTCCAATCTATTGTGGTATCTAAACCATACAACTCTTCATTAGCCACATCATACATATTTTTTTTTGTAATCTTAGATGCAGGTATTCTAAAAGCTAACTCTGTTTTGGGTTTGTCCATCCCGTCTTGAATAGGTTTAAAAAAGAAAGGTAATCTACTAGATATAGGAACAACTTTGTCTGTAAACATTTTTTTTGCATCTGAACCGGTCTTAGACAATATACCAACTCTTGAATCTTTAGCTAACGTACCTACATTAACACATTCAGATGAACCCATGTAAGAAAACCCCGAACGTCTTATTTTTAAATAAGTCATACCAAAACTTCTTTTATCTGCCCTACATGCCTCCCAAAACAAAAAGAAAATTCTATTTGCCTCTCTATAGTCGGGGTAACCCACATCAATATTTGTCCATTGTAAATACATATAATGAGAACCTGTAATATAGGTTGGTTTACCATTATTCATAAACCAAAAACCATCTTCTCTTTTATCAAATTCTGATTCTATATAGTCTACCCATCTGCTTTTAAATTCTTTTGGAGCATCATTCCATTGAAATATGGAATTAATTTTAGATAAAGATTTTGGAAGCTCTTTTCTTTCCCAATACTGTTCTTTAATGTTATCACTTTTACTATAACATTCTTTGGGTGTTAAAGGAAGGCCTATGATAAGACCGGATATATTAATTATTTCACCAACCTTACCGGTTTTAGAAATGTTCACAAAGTCATATTTTTCATTATACCCGTATTGCCAAGTTCCTCCACGATTTTTATTGGACAATACTCGTTTTGGAATATAATCATCTAAAACTTTATATAAACTATTTTGAACGTCTTTCTGCAAAACCTTGTTTAGTATCTATTTGTTTAACATTATCTAAATCTTTCAAACTCTCCTCTTCATTATCAATTCTATTTAATATTTCAAAAGCATCAAAAATTGCTAACTTTTTAGTGGCTGCAGCGTTTTTTAACCTATCTGCAGCGAGCTCATCTTCTGGGTCAGGCTTAATTATTTCTTCTTTTGCAACTTTAATTAACTGCCTTACTGCTTTTCTACCGGCTTCTATTATCTGTGTTTTTAATTCTTTTGAATTCATATTATGATAACTTTAAAAACATTACCTGAACTAACCTTGACTCTTTTCCTTCACCAAAATTATCATAGAAAGTCCTAGAATGTTTATGGTAAGAATCAAAAGCCACTAATCTATTGTATTTCATATTTACACTACAACTTTTAGTATCATCTTCATTATAAAAAGTTGTTCCTGCTCCTTCAGGATAAGTTTTGTTTAAATACAATAAAATTGTTTTATCACCCATCATTTCATCTGAATGAACATAGTTAGGTTCTTTTTGTTTAAATGGAGATTGTCTAACAAAATTATACTTTACACAATACTCATTAAACAACATTAAAACTAACTTTTGCAATTCATCTTCACCTCTAACTTGTATTCCTCTAAAAACATTTTCCCCATCCTCTACATCTACAAAGTTATTCTTTAAAATATCTGAAACATATTTATCAGGGTCTTTTATTATATCATCCAATATAATTAAGTTCATAACTTTATAGTTATTTGATGGTCATACATTCTATAAAATATCTCATCCTTTATTCTAAACTCATATTCACTATCTGGAACAAAAGAAACTTTATCTCCCTTTTTTATTCCTTTACTTTTTAAATATTTGTTTGGATAAAACATTTCTCCCATTAAAGGTTCATTGTTAGTATTTTTAAATATAACACTATCATCTTTAGGTATAGGTTTTACAAAACAATATCTACCATAAGTTTTCCACTCATTATTTTGTTTGTATAAAAAAAACTGTTCTAAGTCAACTAAAAATAAATCATCTTTTAAAAAACTCTTTCCGCTTTTTTGCCTGCCCCTCATGTCATAATAATACTTAAACACATTATGATGAACTAACAACACATCTCCTTTTTTAATATCACCTTGATAATTTAAAGGAACTTCAATCACTTCAGCTTCTCTATTAGAAAAACTAGCATCTTCTTGTGAAGTACTAATAATTATATCTTTACCCCCTATAGTTTTAGAATTGTTGTATCTTTTTTTATTTACAGGAGATACTATAAACTGTGTAGGTGACCTCATTATATATTTATATTGTATTCTAAAGAAACAGGAACAGTATTATTAAACTCTTTCCATTTTAAAATTACATCTCCCTCTCTAATATAAATTTTTATAGACTGAGAGTCTTCATCAAGTTTAATAAGTTCTATAGTATGATTACCACCCAAAACAGTTTGGCCTACGATATAGTGCATAGCTCCCGACTTGTAGTCAGGGCCTACAGATATTTTTCTAATTTCCATTTTATTTTATTTTATTACCAAGCACTAAGGGCTACTCTTCTCCATTGGTCAGCACCATAGCACACATACAAAAAATTACTAGTTATCATAAAAGTCCCCGCTACTCCCGGAGAAGTAACAGTAGCAGGTGGAACAACACTATTAGCGCCATTAAAATTTAAATAAAAAATTAAGTCCCCTATTCTAACATTTTTAGTAGCATTAGAATTATCATAATCAGTAGTTAAAAATGTATCTAAATTATTTATGTCTGTATAAGTAATTGTTCCGTATGTACTAATTTTTGCCATTTTTATTTGGTTTTAAATTGTTGTTCTCTTTTTTGTTTTACCTCTTCTTTGTTTACCTCCTTCGTATAATTTTCTTTTACTTTTTTAGACACCTTACCCGTTTCTAAGCTAATTTGAGCATCTGCACCATACTTGGTAATAAGAACCCTTTCTTTATCTACTAGTTTTGTTTTTATTAAATCGAGCACTTTTTTTACTTGCTCTTGTTCTAAAACATTATCTGCTAATTTTATTTTCGCAGAATTTAAATCCTGAATAACTTTTTTAATATCATTTAACTCATCTGTGGTTAAATAATCTTCTACTAACTCTTCTTTTTCTTTTTTTTCTTTTTTTGACATTTTGATTAAATTTTAAATTATATACAAATATACTAATATTTTCCTTGTCTGTTTTTTGGAGAAGATTTTGTTGAACCTCCTTTACCGGCCCACAACACTTTGCATGCCCAATACTGAGCACTTAGCTTACTTTTCTTTTCACCACACTTGTGTCTAGCTCTAAAACTTTTACGTGCTGCAGTAGAGTAGTTGTGCCCGTAACCTTTAGCGCCAAAATGAATAAGCTTTTCTTTACCACCCTCACAAGCTTTTACCATTCTTTTTTTACCTGGCCTAGTGCTTTTCATTACCTTATTACAAGGCATATCTTTTTTACTTCTTCTCATTACTATTGTTTTTTACCATGACTTCCTCCAAAGAAAAAATCAACCACCGTATTTACTTTTGCACTCATTGCTCCAAATATTGTAGATATAAAACTAATTTCAAACTCTCCTAGTTCTAAATCACCACCCACAAAATACCTAAACATTATAAAGCTTAAAACAAAATAAGCAATAGTAAAAACTGTTGCTAATATTTTTTGAATAGAAGAATCTGAACTATACATAGTTCTTGCGCTTTTTCTATCTGCAACTTCTAATTCAAACATTTCTTTTTCGTGATTTTTTAAAAGCTCTTTAAGCTTATGCTTTGCGGCTAACTTTTCTTCTTTTGTTGTAACCACCTCATCCAATATAGAACTTGCGTTCCCTATTAATTTATTTATAACTTTTTTTACACCTATCATACTTTTTTATATTTAGTTTTACCATTAGAACCTTTGTATGCTTCTAATAATTGACATCTATTGCCTTTGGGGTTATAAGAAATATGTATCCAAGCATAATCAAATTCATTTATCATTTGGTCAAAAGGAATATCATTCTCTAACACAAAGTCCCATATCATTTTATTATTTAATTTACCTTCGCTATCTATATATCGTAAGTCTGCTGCTTGACCTTTGCAATGCTGACTTGTAGCCACATATACTCCATTTTTTATTTTATGAGCACCACCAATAGCTTTATTTAAAGCTTCCGACCTAAAGCCTGAATTTATACCCAACATTCCTATGCCATCACGTATAGGTTGTAATGTAAACTCACACAATGCTTTCATCTGCTCAATATGATGAAACTCTGGAGAATTATCAATCCCATGTCTTTTTGCAACGTTTGATTTTAAAAATTCAGAAAGTGAAAAATTTTTTGATAACTTCATGATTACATAAATTTCTTTAATACTAACTCTTCTACTTTCTTTTGAGCTTCCTTAATACATAACTGAAATGTCAAATCAGCTTCATGTTTCCCCACAACTTCTTTATTATAAAATATAATAATTGTAGGAACAGAAAGTATTTTATATTTTTCCACAAGACTAGGGGAATCTTCTACATTAATGACATAAGTTTTAACATCCTTAAACTTGGATAAATCAACCATATTCTCCTTATTCCATTCAGCATAAAACTCTACAACAACAATGTCTTCTTTTAACACACTATTCAACTGATTTTCTTTAATAGACATTTGTCCATAAGAAAACACTGTGGTTAACAATAATAAAAATAAAAATTTCATTTTTGTATTACTTCATACAAACGCTCATCCATTACATCTAGTTTTTTTTCTATAGCATTTAAAGTTTCCTTATTAGATAAAACCGTTTGTCTTATTAATTCATTTTTCATGTTTATTTCATTAGCGCTTGGGTAATCTTCAAACTTTTCAACTTTAAGTTCTATAGAGTTAACTTGACCAACTAAATTATAGTACGTTCCTACTAAACCTACTACCATTACAATAAAGCTTATTAAAAACTTTAAGTCAGTACTTACCTTTGTGCTTTCGTTTATTTTAGCCATTTTACTTTGCCGTTTTGAATATATATACTCTCAGGCTTTCTTATAGACTGCCCTTTTAAATTAAACATTATATCACTACCCTTTGAGTCTTCAATTATTTCTATGATATTAGTATTACAAGGTAACCCTGTATCACAATCTACAAACTCCTCTATATATATCCATTCTGTTTCATATATATATAGTGTGTCTAAAATATCTTCATAAACATATACAGTATCTATTTCTTCTATGACTTGTATTTCTATAATGGTGTCAGTCAAATTAATATACTCTATTACATCAACATATACGGTATCACATCCCACTTCATCTAATAAACATTCAAACATAGTCGTAGGAACTTGACCTTGCTCCTCATCACTTGCGTCAACACAATCTTCCCACCCATCAGCTATCCATGTTGTTTGAACACATCCATTAGGAGAGTATTCAGTCCAATTAGATTCATCATCACCGCAATAAAAACCTTGTGCTTCAGCACACTCTAAACACGCATTGTTATATTCTTGTGAAAACAAAAACCCGCTAAAAAAAGTAAATAATAGTAATATGTATTTTTTCATACTTAAAAGAATAAATAGTTAAACCCAAATTTTAATTCATATACAGGTTTCATCCAATACCTTTGGTGCGTTCCTTCTACAAAGATTCCTAAGTTCTTTGTAATACGTGAACCAAACACAACTCCTGCATCCCATTCTGCCCAATCACTGTTCTCAATTCCATACTCAAATGAGTAATCATCAAGCCCATAATGCAAAGGTAGTAAATTATACCATATATGAATCCATAGTTTTGGGGTCCATTTATAGTATGAAACGCCTAAAACAGCGCTAATTTCGTTTTGATTGCCTAATTTTTCTAATTCTTTTTTATTAAAAGATGCAACTGCGTTGCCAAAATAGTGTTTATAAAACTCATCATTTGATGTCGCAATAAGTTCTTCTCCACTAAACCAATGCCAATCTCCGCCCACAAACTGTCTACTATACCCAAAATCTGCAGCCAACTCTACAAATGTGGTTTCACCTGGTGTCCAAAAGTCTTCTATAGGGTTAACTCCGTACACAGGGTGGTTACGAAAACACACACCTGCTGTAAAATCCCACGAACCTTTTGTAATTCTAAAACGACTATCTAAAGAAGTGTATTCTAAGTTTACTCTTTGATTGTCGGTGTATTGTATTTTAGAAACTGTTTTGTTGCCGAGGTAACGTAACCAAAAATTTGCATTATTAAATGCCTCACCGCGATTACGTATAAAAGAATAATTAAGAAGATACTCCCAACCATTAGCATTCCCAATAGTAACGTTGTCTGAAACAGTTCGCTCAGTACCGTAGTACCACGTTTTAACTTTATATTCATAATCAAATCTAGCAATTTTTCTAATACCTATGGTTAAATTGTAGTCATATTTGTTAATTTGTGTAACATCTTCATAACCTCTATCTATAGCTATGTAATTTTCTTTTTCCACCATAGAGGTCCCCATGGTGAAAGATGTATATACTGTAGAGTATTTAAAAAATTGTCCAAAAGAAAGTAATGGGAATAATAGTAATAGCAATAATGTTTTCATCGTCCCTGACCTCTATATTGTTTCACATAATTAGTAGCTCCCTTTGTATGTGTAGACTTGCTTTTGCTGTGTCTCTTGTGCTTGGTCTTTTTGTTGGGTTGAAATCGAAATACGTTTTTTGCCATTTTTAATAAAGTATTTTATTTTATAATTACCCTCCAATGTTATCCCTGTTGTCCACATATTAATTCCACATACAAATTATTGGGCTAGTTATATTAGAGGTTTTTAATAGTTGAATAACCTGAAAAGGAAGAGGAAGGTTTGCAGTATGTAACTGCACTAATTTTCCTATGTCATAGGTCACAAGATTTCCTTCTGCATCTACTAAGTCGAATACATCATTTTTTCCAATTTCAAAACCTGTCATAATAACACATGGGTCAGGTTTGTTTACATATATTTCATATCTTTCTCCTGCAGCCATGAGAGGAAAAGTTGTTGTAATTTTGTTGGTTGTATAATCTATTGTTTTTATAAAAGAACCCGAGCCTCTGAGTGAGCTGCCGGTATCAACATTATACACAGCCATACCTGCAATTATGTTTGCCTTAGTTAAATCAATAGGACTTTCTATAACACTCCCCGCGGTTGTAGCACCGGCTTCAACTTTACTTTGAACCCTATTTCTTGGTGACGGAAAAAACAATTTGTTAGATTCACCACTAATTTGATATATAAAGGTGCTTTTTGGATAAAATAATTGATTAGCCATAATTTTTTTTTTTATTTATTTATCATAAGGGAAAATTCTATTCAAGGTGTCTCTTCGTTTACCACACCCACAATCTTTTCCTGTTGCTTTTGCTACCGTGTCTACAGCTTTTTTAATTCCTGTAGCTTTGGTAAATTTCTCTATTGTATCCCCCAAACCACGACTTCGTTTATTAGAAGGTACATATTTTTTTTTATTAGGACCCAAGCCTAACATTTGAGCTCTAGTAGGCATAATTAACAATTACAGTTTTTATTAAAACCTATGTTAAATATAATAAATTTAGCACACCCTCTTGACAGGTCTCCTTTGATTTCTAACAAAGTTAACCCTCCTATTCTGCACTCTATTGCTAATTTATCCCACTGTCTTGCGTTGCTCGAAAAATAATTTACAAATTTCATATTATATTAATTTTAATTAGTTATTTTCTTTTCATATTCATTCTCTTCAAACCCTTTCTCTGAGTTTTAGGCACTCCTGTGTATTTTTTCTTTTTTACTCTATGCCCTCTTTTAGAGATTATTTCTTTTTCTTTTTGAATATGCTTCCTGTTGTAGTTAACCGTTCTTTTTTGTTTAGTATCTCCCGACTTCACTTTTTGCTTTACCACTCTTCTTTTACCCACAACTCCTTCTTGTCTTTTATCTACCTGAACTCTTTTGTTTCCTCCTTGCGTTTTAACTACTTTTCTTTTTCTTCCCGTTACAGGGTTTCTATATCGTCTTGTAGTAACCTTTCTACCCTGAGCATCTGTAGTTTTAGTTTGTTTATATACCGGCTTAACTGCTTTTTTAACTACTCTCTTTACTTCTTGAGCAGCTTTCTTTACTCCGGCTCTTGCTTTTCTTATAGCATTACCAACTTTACTACCCCCTGGCTTTTTTCTAAAGGATATTTTTCTTGTTCCGTATTTAGGCATATCTTATATTATTTAGTACTACATCCAAAATTTTTAGCATAATTAGCCATTTTAATTACACTTTCTGAATACTTTTTAGTATTCTTCATTACAGCATTGGCAGCAGAACAGGCATCACTAAACCCGTTCTTTTTTGCCCAAGCTGTAAATTTCCCTTGATTTTTTTCTTTTATCGCAGGAAACTTCTTTGTTCTTCCTTTCTCAGCCATTACGACTTTCTCATTATACCCGTTCTATTACTTCCAACTTGCGTTTTGAAAGCATGGTGTAATTTACCTTTTACACTTTTTGGGTAATGTTTATCTTCTTTCATTGAATGATTACCCTCATAAGGGTGACCATATCTTGATTTAGACATACCTTTAGATTCATCTCTTCGAGATTTCATAGATTGTTTGTGAGCACCCTTGTGCTTCATTCCCAAAGACTCATCTAGTCTTGAGTTGTAACCTTGTTTATATTTCACTGTTGGCATAATTATTTTTTTTAATGTTTAAACTTATTTATTAATATCCTGTACTTTTGGTTGTTTTCTCCATTCCGTATCCGGGGTTCATTTTAATAGTTCCCCCTACTGTTTTAGCAAACTCATTCGCTTGCGCTTTCCCTACGGCATTATAAGGAAAAACTCTTGTTTTCATTTTTCCCGTATCAGGACATTTATGTTTTACTGTTGGCATAATATATATTTTTATTTTACAAAGATAATAAAATTATCCTTTCTTGTTTTTATCTTTTTTGTTAAAACTTTTAGTCGTATCCCTAATATTCTTAATAGCAGCTCCAATTTTACCTTTCTTAAGATTACTAAACGCTTCTTTCCCTCCCTTATAGGCTTTATAAACATTAGTGTCTTTAGCTTTAGATACTTTATCTACCACTTTTTTAACAGTCTTACCCACCTTAGTTTTTTTAGCTTTTTCAACTTTTGCTTTTACTTTATCAGCAGCTTGTTCTATTCCTGTTTTACCGGTAGTCTCTTTTATATGCTTTCTAGTAGTCTTTCTATTTTCTTTAGCCTTTTGCTTATCCTCTTTAGACATTAGGTATTTACCCTTTTTAATTGCTTTGTCTTGTCTTTTTTCAAATCGCGCCTCTTTTTTAGCACGCATTTTATCTCCAAATCTACTCATAGTTTTATATTTTTCTACCTGTATAGGTTTTCTTTTTAGCTTTATTTTTTAAATTTTCTTTGGTTGCTTTTACTACTTTTTTCCCCGCCTTATATCCTTGTTTTGCCATGGTGTATAAAGATTTAACAGGGTTAGGAGCTGTACCTGTATACATAGTCTTAGATGTATCTATCTTTTCAGTAGCATACACTTTTTTCTTTTTTTGTTTATCACCAAACTTACTCATGTTACATCTTTTTTGTGTTTCGCTTACCTCTAAAATAATTTACTTCTTTTCTCTTTTTTCCTTTTTTATCAAACTTCTCAACTTTTCTTAAATTATTAACCTTATTCTTTCTTTTTGTTTTAGAGACTATTTTTCTAAGAGTGCCATCTTTTCTGTATTTTTCTACTCCTGTTACATATTCTCCGTCACGATTAGTCTTTCCAAATTGTACTTTTTTTCTCTTTTGCTTTGGGCCTCTTGTACTTGTCTTTTTAATACTGCCATCTTTGTTGTATTTAGTCTTAGTAACTTGTCCGCCTATTTTGGTTTTTGTTTTTTTAACACTACCGTCTTTTCTTGTTTTAGTTTTTTTAGTACCCGAAGTCACACTATCTGGTTTAACCATGCCATCTTTTCCATATCTCGCGTTCTCCAAGCCGTACACGGTTTCCTTATTAACATTTCTATTAAGCTTGAGTTGCTTTTTAGTGTTTTTTCTTTTTCGGTCTTTTAATTTTTTAAGTATAGCCATAGTTATTTTTTCTTTTTTTGCATTGACTTCATCATCTTCTCAATCTTAGCGGCTTGTTTAGCGTGCATCTTGGAAGCACCTTTTAATTCCTTAACAACTTGCTTCATTGCTTTTATGTTCATAATAGTTTATCTTTGTAGCAAAGTTAATAAAATTAAATTTAATGAATTTGAATTACCTAAAGTATTGGAGGGTTATAAGATATTTTATAAAATCAAAGTACAATCTTACACAAGCAGACTTAGATATTCTTATTTTTTTATTTGATGAGGGGTACTTCTCTAAAGATAAATTTAAAGAATTTGACGAACTACTTAGTTGGAATGTAAATAGATTTGATAATTTACTGCGTGATGGGTGGATTGAAGTGTTTAGAAAGTATGATGGTAAAAGAAAAGGTTTATATACTCTTTCTTATAAAACAAACCGACTTATTGCTTCTATATATAAAAAATTAAGTGGTGAAGAAATACCGACTAGTCCTTCAGCTAATCCTATGTTTAAAAGAAAAGTGTCTTATACTGACAAAGTATATCGTAATATGATACTAGAAATGAATCGATTTATAAAACAACAACGACATTCATTTGACGAATAATAGCTACCACCTCGTTATTAAGCAACATAGTGTGTCCTGACTGTTGGTCGTAATATATCTCGTTACCCTTCTTTATAACCTCTACATCAGTACCTACATTTAACACTTTACCCTTTCTATATCTCAACTTAGATGTTTCTTCTCCTGACAGTAACAGTCCTGATTCAGTGGTAACCTCTTCATCTATAGGTTTTATTATAATATATGTTCCTATTGCTTGCATGTTGTATCGTATGAACGTGCCATTGTAATAATAGCGTTAGTACTAAGTATGGTATTTGCTACAGATATTGCATTACTTAATGCGCTTACAGTAACTTTGGTAGGGTCTATTACTCCTAGTTCAATCATGTTTCCTGTTTTTTCAGTAACTACATTGTATCCTTGACCTTTTTTAAATCCTGTATTATAAGTTTTATCAAACTTTAATCCTGCGTTATCAAGTATTTGTTTAACAGGTGACACTAAAGATTTATCTAAAATTGCGTAAGCAATTTTTTCCGCTTCAGTTTTTCCCATATCTAACTCGTTTCTTACATTCAATAAAGCTACCCCGCTACCTGGAAGTATTCCGTCTGATAAAGCAGAACGTACTGCACAAACAGCATCATCAACTCTGTCATATAGTTCTTTTTGCTCTAAATCAGTATTTCCTCCTACATATATAACACCTACCCCTCCGGTCAATGACGCTATACGTGATAGTATAAACTCTCTATCTGCTTTTGTTTTAGCTCTTTTATGTGCATCTTTTAACTCAGATACTCTCTCATCTAATCTTTCTTGATGCTCCTCATCTTTTGGTGAACAAAGGACGACGGTGGAGTCTCTCCCAACTATCACCTTGGACGCTCTCCCTAAATCGGAGAAGTTTATAATACTCAAGTCGTCCCCTGTTTTCTCAGAAAAATATGTTGCTCCTACAGACATAGCTATATCTTGCATAAGCTCATGTGTTTTCCAACCAAATGACGGTGGTGGTATAATACATACCTTCAATCCTCTTTTCATAACATTAGCTGCTAGGGTTTGAATAACATTTTGTGAGCAAGGAGCTATGATAAGAAGTTTTTTGTTTTCTTGAATAATAGGTTTTAGTATTCCCTCAATGTTTAATACATTACTAATCTCAGCATCAGAAACTAATATGTGTACATTTTCTAATATACACTCGTCTTTCTTTTGATTATTAATAAAAAGATTACTTGAATATCCTCTATCTATTTTTATTCCTTCCGTAGTCTCAGAATAAGTTTCAGAGTTTTGTGACTTCTCCACCGTTACTATTCCGTTTTCTCCAACCGTATTATATGTATCTGAAATAATACTACCAACAAACTCATCATTGTTAGCTGAAATAGTTGCAACATTATTTAAAGTCTTAGATGTTACCTTAACACTATCTTCTTTTAATTTATTAATTATCTCAATAGTATAGTTAGATAAAGCACGTATAACTTCAGTCACACTTACATTTGGTGTTTTAGATAAAATATTTGTAGTATTCTTAACAATAGATTCAGTTAAAACAATAGCCGTAGTAGTACCGTCACCCGCTAAGGTAGCTGTTCTTTCAGCGGCTTGTTTCATTATTCTAACTGCTAAGTTTTCAACAGGGTCAAGAAGCTCAACTGCTTTAGCAACTGTCACTCCATCTTTGGTAACAGTAATACTTGCGGTATGTTCTGGTGATTCTATAAGAACGGTATTACCTCGCGGTCCTAATGTACTCTTTACTGCATTTGCAATTTTAGTAATTCCTTTGATTAATTTATCTCGACCTTCTGAACCGAAGTCAAGCTCCTTGGGGATATATCCTGTATTATTCATTTAATTTAATTTAAGTATAATTTACTGCAAATATAGGAATTTTTTCTTATACCACTAACTTTAGTTATGTCAAATTTTTTTAATGTTATTTATATATATATATTCCTCCTATTATATAAAAAAAGATTCACTAAAAAAGCTCTGATTTTTTGACATTTTCGACACTAGTTCTGATTATCAGTTAGTTAAGTACTTTAAATCGACACTATTTTCGACACTAAAATGTCAGTTATTGTCATTTTCTTAACATTGAGTTAACATTAGAAGTATTATCTTTACAGTATGAGAATAGATATAGCTCCATACATATACGTGATTATAATGATAGTATGCTTTTTGCTTTCAGTTTAGACCAAAAGAAAAGGGAGCATATAGCTCCCTAATCCGTGTCAAACAAAGGGGTAATTCATTATATTTCAAATATCCAGAATTCGCAGTTTTTATTACCTGCTCCTGCATGATATAAATATATGTCTTGTTGTCCTGCCCACGGCATCCACGCAAACTCTCCTGTTAATAATTGAAGAAATCTTGTTCCCGCAGCTCCGGTGCTACCTGCATAGATAGTAGTGTCAGAAGTATTATTAAGATAAATATAGGACGGCTTAGGGGAGGTTGAGTCAAATATTAAATTATCTGTATGTGTAGTAGTAACCGCAGCTACACCACTTGTAACATTTGTGCCTGTAGTTGTAGCTAATGATTTGTTTAAAGATAAACCAATACTTAACGGCCCTACAGGAGTCGGTCCTGATGAGGGGTTAGAGGTTAGCTCTATTCTGGGGGTTATTGTTGCCATATCTTATTATTTAAACATTTTCTTTAAAGAAGACATCATAGCTTCTCTCATTTCTTTTTGTTGTTCAGCTAGCTCTATACCCGCAGCAATATCTCTTACTGTGTGAGAGCTCTTCATTGCTCTACGCATTTTAGCTGCTGTAACAATACCCATCTCAGAATGAGGTCTGTCATTAACTAGTCTACCATTTTTTATTCTTAATCCATCCATGTTATTATATGTTTTAAATTATACGTCTTCGTAACCAAATCTCTTACCTATAGCATTAACCATTTGTCCTTTTCTTTTCCCGGCCTTAACTTTTGTTTGTCTTCTTTTAACGGTAGGGTCATTTCTATAGTAGTGTTTTTTGTCATCTTTTCTCTTTCTCTTACCCACTCCTCCTTTTTTAGATGCTTTTGTTTTTACTTCTTTAACAGAATACCCGTAGTCAGTAATGTTTTTGATTTTTCTTTTCTTTTTATTTACATCTCCTACTTTAGTTTTAGTCTTTCTAACTATTTCTTGAGAAGTCTTTGCACCTTTTCTTTGAGCAACTGTAACACTCTTTCTTTTCTTACCATCTTTATCTCTATACTTAGTAACCGTACGAGTTCTTCCCGTAATAGGGTTCTTGTATTCTTTTGTTCTTGTCCCTTCTCCTTTTTTATATTTCTCTTTTCTTATTCTAGCAGAACGATTAGCTGTCTTTGTTTGAAGTTTGTCAAGCTTTTTGTTCCCTTTCTTCTTACTTATATTACCACTCTCAATCTTGCCGATTATTTTTTGACCTTTCTTTTCTTTACGAGCTTCCATTTTCTTAGCTCTGTTTTCTTCTATCTCTCCAACACTTTTACCGGTGAGCTTAGAACGGAACTTATCTCCTAGTCTTGACATAATATATATCTTTTACAATGAATAAAAACAAAGATACAAAATTTTATTAGATGTATATAGTATTTAGGTTCCCCCCCATCCCACGCTTGGCGACCCACATAGAAAATCGATATTTTTTTTAGGGGGTGGGGTACTTTTTTTGTCCGTTAGTCTCAATTTTTTTGAGATTTTGACCGGCTTTGTGTCTCTGTTGTTGTCTCCTTAAAGAGACAGACCCCACCGAAACACGCGAACCCCTCCCCCTCTCTCTCTGTTGTCCCCTTCCCCCTTGCCCCCCTTCCCCTCACTACTTAAAAAAGCTTTAAAGCTTACAGAGGGAAGAGACCACCCCCGACCCCGTGCTAATTTGACTAAATAAAACGAGGGGCAAAGGTTGGATATAATTAGTTGATTAACAGATATAAACAATACAAAGTTTATAAAATGTCAAAATTTAATTTTTATTTCGTGTTTTTCTTTTGTTTTAATCGAGAAATAAACTATATTTAAACAATTATTAATCAGAGGGGGATACATAACCCCTCACAAATTTAAAAATTATGAGAAATTTATTAGAGTTAGAGACTACAATTCTAACACAAAATGACACTTTACGAAATGGGTTCAGAGTTGAGGAAATCAACGAGAATCTAAATCAAATTTTTGCCGGTGGACTATCAAAATTTAATTCATCTGTAAAAATGGCTAAAGTAGTCAAAAAATCAATGGACTTTTTTAATTCAGAAGAGTGTCAAAATCAACTAAATGAAGAGGGCATCTCATGGACTAAGGAGGAGTTTTTTATGAAGTTGTTTGGTTGGAAAAGGGCGTTCGGTTACAAAATGCTAAAATTAGCAGAGGTTCACTCGAGTACTGTTCGGAGTTTTGTTAATAAAATGCAAACACTCAGAGACAATGGAGAAGATACTAAAGAAACGAGTATTTCAGTCGAGAACTGTTTAAAATTTGTTCGAGGTGGTGGAGAAGAGAACAACACCGAACCGACAACACCAAACCCGACCACCTTGCAAATGGTTTGCCTAATAGACGGAGTTAAGAAGAAAGTTACAGTAAAACTTAACGGGCAAATTAACTGCAACTTAACAGATGAAGAGTTAGAACTACAAATCGAAGTTTTAAAACAAATCGTACTAAATAACCAAGCAGAACGCGAGGGAATGGGAAATTAAACAAATCACTAACAAATTAAATTTAAAATTATGAATAATTCAACAGGTATAACATACCAAAACACAGGACTAACGAGCCGAGGGACTCTCAGAGGTTATCACGCGAGCCCGAGCCCAAATTTCATCAACAAAACCCCTTATAATGTTGATTTACGTGGGTTAAAGCCAACAGAGAAACGAAGACTGTTAACTTTTGAGGGTGGCGAGTTTCACTCAAAATATGCAGTCGGCTTTGAGATTGAAAAGACCTATTTCAACAGATTTAACGAAAACCAAAGAGGTTCAAGAATCGGAGAACTTGCACTGTTCAAGGGGTTCGAACTTGATTCGAGTTGTGGAGTGGAAGCAATTACACACATTCTACCCCTACTACCTCGAGGTTTATGGAGAAATAAAGTATATAATATGTTTCATCAGGCTAAGCACATCTTAGAAGATGAATTTTCACCGAGTAATTCAGATTGTGGAGGTCATATAACTTTATCTTGCAAGGGTTTAACCTCTACCGAGTTATTTTCTAAGGTGGCGAAATATTCCGGTCTAATTATGAGTTTATATCGCATGAGATTAACAAATAGTTATTGTAATCACAACATGACTTTTAATACTACTAATTACGATTGGATTAATGGAGGTTTAAACCGAAGAGGAGAACGAAATACGCGTATTTCATCATATAAGTACGCGTTTTGTAAATTGGGCACAAATGGAACGATTGAGTTTCGAGTACCTCCACGAGTTACCGGAGTTAAGCAGTTAATGAAACGATACGAGTTATTTTATGAGTTGATTGATTGTGCCGTTAATGGGGTCAGTTGGTCGAAGTTTATGAGCCGAGTTAAACCGATTATCTTAGCAATGTATCCGGACAACGAGAACAAAGCGAGGTTAATTCTTAGCCAAGCGAAGTATTTTCAAAAGTTTATTGACACGAACGGAGAACGAACGCACGAAGTAACAGATGTTTATATGGAGTGCAACACTGAAGAGAGACAAGAGAAGAGAAGAGAGTGGTTCAGATTGTGAATCACTTTTGTAATTCTGTTAAATGGGGGGACTTTGTCCCCCTTTTTTTTTGGCTAAATGTATCTTTAAAGAGACACCACACCACACACCACACCACATCACATCACATCACACCACACCAAGCACAGCAGGACAGCACAGCAGGACAGCACAGCAGGACAGCAGGACACACGACACAAACACAGATTTTAATGTATCTTTAAAGAGACACTTTCAATTATTTGTGTTTCAGTCAGTCAAAACACGAATTTTGGAAAAAAAGTTGAGTCGGTCTTCTTGATTGACAGACTACAATTACCTCAGTTAGACGGGAAAAACCTGCACACCAGAACGCCACGCCCTGCACGTAAGCAGGCACGGCACGCAAGCCGTTTGCGTAAGCCGTAGAAAAATAAATTTGGTGGTTACATATATATATATTATCTTAGCAAAGAATTGAATTATTCATAGCGAAAAGAGGATAACCGAGACCAACAGAAATTTTAGGGGGTTGGAAACGGAAGTCCTCTTTTTTTTTAGAAAAAATTTGGTAAATAAAAAAACTTGTTTTATCTTTATATTAATTATACATAAAGTGTGAAAGGGGCAAGACCGATTGGTTGAGTCCCTTTCTTTTTTCTACCCCCTTTATTTGGTATTGTCTAAATTTTGTCTTATATTTGTTTATTATTAACCGAGTTCTACCTCTCAATTATAGGGGTTGCTCACTAAAATTTATAAACTATGTGTGTTATAATAGTCAAACAAAAAAAAGACAACAAAGTTTCAAGAGGAGTTCTTAAAACCTCAAGTAAAGTAAACCCTCACGGATTGGGGGTTGTGTGGTTAGATACCTTTGAAGTATCTTATCACAAATCAAAAGATTACAAAGTATTAGATGTTGACAGACCTTATATTGCTCACTTTCGTTATGCGACAGTAGGCAAGGTTAATCGTGCAAACACCCACCCTTTCGTGTGTGGTAATAATGCAGATGAGTTACTTATGATGAATGGGAGTATCTATTCATTAGGAGACCAACAAACGTGTGATACTAAAGTTCTTGCTAATCAATTAGGCGACAAACCGAGACAAGTTTGGAAAGGGGAGTTGTCAAAATACGATTGTAGATTCACTACAATAAATACCCGTACACGTACCTTTCAAATATATAACAAGGAGTTATGGACAAAAAAGAATGGTGTGTGGTTCAGTAAAGATAATGTATTATTGGACAATGTGGTTGCAGTCTATGGTACATTAAAAAAAGGTTACTCAAACTATCATCATTATTTAAGAAGTTCTAAATATGTGGGTGGTGGAGTAACACAAGACAAGTACCCTCTATTGATTGAGGGGTTACCTTATATGGTAAATAAAAAGGGAGTAGGTCATAATGTTGATGTTGATGTATTCAAAGTATCAAACACTAAGCTTGCAAACTTAGACACCTTAGAGGGACACCCTCGTTGGTACAAAAGAGAGGTTGTGCCGGTAAAATTAAAGAGTGGTAAGATTGTTAATTGTTGGATATACTTTAACGATAAACATATTAGTAAGAATACCAAAATGCACAAGACATACACTCAAACGTATACTAACAATGTTTATGGTAGACACTCTAATAATTGGTGGAGTGGATACTCTAAGCGAAAAAGTGTAGTTGGTAAGGTTAAATCATACGAACCCAAAACGTTTGATTGGTCGCAGTCCACGTTTGATTTTGACAACGATATGAAAGTAGATACTTTTCGCGAGGATGAAATTTTACGCGAAGAGGATTTGTGCGACAGAAAGCCGTTCTGTGTAAATTGTTATAGCGACTTAGAACATGACGGATTTTCAAACTATCATTGTTCAGGTTGCAATAGTTGGTTCACGGAGAATGAAGTATTAACAGACAGTATATAATATAAATGTGTGGGGGTTGTCTCTTTAAAGACACCCCCATTTAAAAAATAAAATTATGAGAACAATGGAAATCGAAAAATTTATAGAACAATATATTTTACCCACAGAAACATCACACACAAGATATTTATACTCAACGGGCGAAATAGATTACGATATTGAGTATTTAATAGAGTGTGCAACAGAATTAGGAATCAAATTAGAAAAATAAAATTATGGAAAAGAAAATAGACACTTATATAGAATGGTTTAGAACAGACAATTCAGACCCTTACGGAGAATTAAAATGGTTAATAGACCTGCTTTTAAATAGCAAACACAAAAAGGATATAGAGACAGTATTAGAGGATAATTATAATTGGTATAAATCAAATAAATAAATAAAATTATGGAAAAGAAAATTTATTATAAAACCAGAAAAGATATGTTTATGGATAATCCATGTACTAAAGAAGAGTATGAATTAGAAAAATTAAAAGAAGAATTAGAGTGGTGGAGAACTTATGGAGAATATGTAAATGCAAATTACTCAGGCGTATGTGCAGAGGCTTCTGCCTATGCAGACGGAGATGTAGATTAACTAAGCAGAATTTGGAATTGTTCAAATTTTGTCTTATATTTGTTTAATAAATTAAATTATAATAATATGAAACAGTTTAAAAAAGACTTAAAAAAAATTATCAAAGCAATGTTTAACACCACGTACGAAAGATTAAAACTCTTAGTATTGTTACTTATGACCATTGGCTCATTGGGGGGTGGAATATATATCTTAGCGACAACACTTGGTAGTTGTGGTTGGAATATACTTTATTTCTTGTTGGGTTGTGTGGGAGTGTGGTTCGGTATTGGTATGATAGATATGTTTAAAGATTCATTTAAAAATTAAAAATTATGGGAAGGTATTATTCAGGCGACATAGACGGGAAGTTTTGGTTCGCAGTTCAAAGTTCAGATTGTGCAGATAGATTTGGTTCAACGGGTTCGACACCAAACTATTTAGAGTATTGGTTTGATGAAAGTCATTTAGATTCTATTAAGAAAGAATTGAGTGAGATAGAAAAAAACTTAGGAGAAAACTTAGAGTTGCTCGTAGAGTTTTTTAAAACCAACAATGGTTACAATGAACAGATGATTAAAGATTTCTACAAAGAAAAAGGTAAAACGATAGGAGACGGAGACCTTAAACATTTACTCGAAGAGTATGCTGATTATGAGTTTGGTAAGAAAATCAGAGATTGCGTTAAGGAAACCGGAGAATGTGGCTTTACGGCAGAATTGTAGTGAATGTTTAAAGGTTGTGCGTAGGAGAAACCACGCGTGTAAAAGTAAACTATTTGTCGTGTTTACTATCCTACAAAAGAGGGGACATTTGTCCCCTTTTTTTATGCTCAAAAATAAATATATAATCGCTTGCTTTTAATCTAATTTTACACTATCTTTATACTAAAATTAAATCAAAAAAAATGGAAGATAGAATTAAATTAACAATAAGTAGATTAGAAAAATCTAAAAACCCACCGGCTTTTTATCTTGAAAAGCTAAATCAATTACTTCAGAGTCCATCAAAAGAAAAATGGGTAAACACCGGACAGTATCATAACGCAAAAATTTTCAAACGAAACTATCCAGAGTTTGATATACCCAAGGGGGTTAAGCAGGTAATGTTTTATGCAGGAGATTATATCGTGTGTTTACATAACGACACTTTCGTGTGGAGAGGTTGTGAGTTCAAAGACCTGAGTGATATTGAAAATTGTATTTGGGATAAAGAAAGTAAAAATTATGAGTAAAGAAAAGATACAACAAGTAAGCAGAAGAGTTTATGAGATGCTTGCAGAAAAAAATGATGCGTACGGAAATTCGGCTTTAAGTCCTATCAATATATTTAGTAAAGGAAAGGCAAGCGAGTCTCTGTGTGCACGGATAGACGACAAATTAGCGAGAATAAAAAATCGTGGGTTGTCAGATGAAACCGAAGATACACTCTTTGATTTATGTGGATACCTTATATTATTAATAATAGCAAAAGAAAACGAAAATGAAAAAAGAGATATTTAATCAGTATGTAAAAGATGTTGCTCAAGCATTTGAAGTTCAGGCATCAGATATTTTTACTAAAACAAAAGAAAGAACAAAAGTTGACGCGAGACATCTTTTATACTACCTATGTAAAAAAAGACCTATGCGAATAACATACATTCAAAAGTATATGGAAGACAGTGGGTATAAAATAAACCACTCCTCTATCATACACGGCATAACGCAAGTGGAAAACAGAATAGAACAAGACCAAGATTACTTAACACTTATAGATAGAATTGTTAGTCAACATGTATAGTAAAGAACAAGTATTTCAACAAGCTTTAATAGACAGAGAAAGTGCATTGCTTAATAGTAGATTGTACCAAGCAAGATTATTACGTGGTATAAAGATAGTTAGGGACAATGAAACTTTAGAGGTTGAGATATTTAACACCACAATAGGTGGAGATTTCTATACAGAAATAACCCCAGAACAATATAAACTTTTTTTAGAAAATGGTTGGAAAGTTGGGGTTTATGTTATATCTTTGTCTAACTATCGTAGAAAACTTGTTAGTATTGAAGAGAGAATTAAAAACGAGTTGAGCAGTAGGAAAAACGCAAAGAGTATTAAAATGGCTAAACAACGTAGATTAACTATTCTTAAAAACTTTAGCGAAGTGTCAAACAAATTAAAAGAATTACAAAATGAGTAAATCAAAAAATTATTACAAAGAATTATCAGAACTACCTATTAAAAGATTGGTAGAAAAAAAAGGTGGGTTAGATTATTTATCGTGGTCTAACGCGTGGGATATGTTAAAAAAACAATACCCAACAACACAAAGAAAAGTGTATGAATGTGAGTCTACCGGACTTAATTATTTTACAGACGGAAACAGTGCTTACGTAAAGGTGGGTATAATAGTAAATGATATAGAGCATATTGATTACCTTCCGGTTATGGACTTTAGAAACAAATCTATACCTATGGCTAAAATGACATCATTTGATGTTAGCAAAACTATTCAAAGAGCAACGGCAAAGGCTATTGCTATGCACGGGTTAGGTCTTTCACTTTGGACGGGAGAAGATATTCCATCTCAACCTAAACCAAGTTTAGAAAACAAACAAATTACTTTAGATATTGGAAGTGATTCGTGGGGTAAAGCATTAAAATATGTTGTTGCAAATAAGCATTTGGGCATTGAAAAACTTGTAGCTATGTTATCTAAAAAATACAAAGTAACAAGTGTAATAAAAAAAGAGATTGAAAAAACAATTAGAATGAATACTTTACAACCTAAATAATTATGGAAAACATATTAACAATAATTTTAGTAGGAGTTGCATTTGGTATGGGTGTCTTAGCCGGCATGTATATAGTAACTCAAATATCAAGGTGGATAACTAAACAAATAAAAAATAAATAATTATGTGTTGGAATACAGAACCATATCAGGAATTAGAAGGTAAAGAGCTTTGTCAATTTTGTGGAGACGTTTATACGGACAAAACATTTTGTTCAGAAGGGTGTACTAAAGCTTTTTTTAATGATTAATAATAACAAAGGGGGGGAGTTTTTTTTGAGTAACCATAATATGTCGTCTCCGTTACTCACCCATGTAGGGACTTTGTGTATTTCCCCCCTTTGTTTTAAATTAAAAAACTATGATTAAAAAAATAAATATTAAAAATTTAGCCTATTTATTAGCAATAAAAAAAGTAGAAAAAAAATTTAGGAAAAGTGGATACTCTCCCTACAATTATTGCAACGAAGAATACGTGGGTCAGTCTTTTACAAAAGAGGCTCAAAAAATATTTAACAAAGAGTATGAAGAATATTTAGAAACTATTAATAAAGTAAATTAAAATGTCAAACGAAATAATAAAACTGTTAAAAGATGATGAACAGTATTACAGTGGTATAGGTAAAAACTATTTATCTAATTCTGATATAGGAACACTCCTTAAAAACCCAAGAGAATATGGAATAGAAAGACCAGATAATGTAAATTTCATGAAAGGTCGTTTGTTTCATCAGTTAATTTTAGAACCAAACAAGGTAAAGAATATAAACTGCATTAATGTTGGTTCGCGTAACACTAAAGCATATAAAGAATATAGCAATGGAGGTATTGTGTTATTACAAAAAGAAGTAGACGAAATAATAAACCTAACTAAAGTTATGTTGGGTAATGTAGATTTCTTTGATATGATAAGGGAAAAAAACAATCAATATGAAGTGCCTATGATAAAAGAAATAAAAGGAGTAATGTGGAAAGGGAAAGCAGATATTGTAAACGAGCATATATTAGTAGATTTAAAAACTACAAGTGATATATCAAAATTTAAATGGTCAGCAAGAGATTACAACTATGATAGTCAAGCTTACATATACGAACAACTTTTTGGTAAACCTTTATTCTTTTTGGTTGTGGATAAACAAACTCAAGCTTTGGGAATGTTTGAGCCAACTCCAGAGTTTTTGGAAAGGGGGGAAAGAAAAGTAGAACAAGCAATAAGTGTATATAATCAATTCTTTAGCAAAGATGCAGAAGATGACATTGAAACTTATTACATTAACGAACAATTAAATTAATTATTAACTAAATTTTATTAAACATGTCAGAAAAAGAAAAAATTTTCGCAGATGGTTTCTCTTTTAAAACAAGAGAAAACCAACCCGATTTTGTAGTCGGTAGAATGTCAATCAAAGTAGAAGATGCGTTAGCATTTTTGAAAGAACGTTCAAGTAATGGTTGGGTAAACCTAAATATCAATAAAGCAAGAAGTGGTAATTACTATTGCGAACTTGATACGTGGAAACCAACACAAAACAATAACACAGCAAGTGCCCCCGTGGAAGAGGTTAAGGAAGACTTACCCTTTTAAATTTGATGTGTGAATGGAGGGGAGGTCTGTCATATTCCTCCCCTTTTTTTGTGTCGAAATGTCAACAAAAACTATATTCACTATATAATTATAGAATTTTATTTTATATTTTATTTTATTTTACTTAAATTGAACTTAAAACCGACATAATCGACACTTGTATTGATAATCAGAGACTTACGTTAAACAAAACGACACTAAAAACGACACTACTATGACACAAAACATCACTATATTTAAAAACATTAGAGAAACGGCTACACCTTTTTATAGGGAGGTATCAGTTGTATTAGACAGAATACAAGAAGGTTCATCTAAAGAGCTTGTTAAAAAAATAAGATTAGAAAAGGATAAATCATCTCGTAATGAATTGAAAAAAGAACTTCCGGCAATTTGTTTTTCCGGAAAGTTTAATAAAAGAAATGATGATTCAATAGTAGAACATAGTGGAATCATTTGTTTAGATTTTGACGGATATAAAAAGCAGAAAAACTTATTATCAGATAAAGAGCAGATAAGTAAAAACAAACATGTGTATTCAGTTTTTATTAGTCCTTCTGGTAATGGATTAAAAGTTTTAATTAAGATACCACAGGATGCAGATAATCACGTGCATTACTTTAATTCTTTAGAAAAGCATTTCTCTTCTCCTTACTTTGATAAGACTTGTAAAAATCTTAGCAGGGTGTGCTATGAAAGTTATGACCCATTGATATATATAAACGAAAACTCTTCGGTGTGGGATGTAATAGAGGACATTGAATACACAGAGGTAAACGTTCATAGAGACCCACCAACTATTCCCATCACAGATGAAAATAAGATTGTAGATATATTAATAAAGTGGTGGCAGAAAAAATACCCAATGGTAGAGGGACAAAGAAATCAGAATGTATATGTGCTTGCTATGGCTTTTAATGATTATGGAATAAATAAATCGTTAGCATCATACGTACTTAATAATTATGCAACGCAAGATTTTAATTTAAATGAAATACAAAGAACAATAGATAGTGCATATTCTCACTCTCAAAACTTTGGAACTAAATACTATGAAGATGAGGAAAGATTAAATAGTATAAAATCTAAATTAAGAAGAGGTGTTACTAAAAAAGAAATCAGAAGTCAGTTAGAAGAAACAAGTTTAGATGATAAGACCATTGAAGCAGTGCTAAACAAAGTAGAAGAAGAAAACAAGCTAAAACAATTTTGGACTAAGAATGATAAAGGAGTTATTAAGATAGTTCATATACTTTTTAAACACTTTTTAGAGGATAACGGCTTTTACAAGTATTGTCCAGAAGGTAGTAAAAATTATGTATTTGTAAGGGTAACCAATAATCTTATAGACCATACATCAGAAAAAGAAATTAAAGATTTTATTTTAGACCATTTAATACAATTAGATGATAGTTCTATATATAATTATTTTGCAGACCAAACAAGATTGTTTAGGGAAGAGTTCTTAACATTGTTGTCTACAATAGATATTTATTTTATTGCAGACACTAAAGACTATGCTTATTTATACTACAAAAATTGTGCAGTTCAAATAAGTAAGAATGAAATAAAAACAATAGACTATTTAGATTTAGGAGGCTACGTGTGGAAAGACCATATTATAAATAGAAACTTTAATCTTTGTGATTCTCAAGATTGTGATTACAAAAAATTCGTTTTTAATGTATGTGGAGAAGACCCCGAAAGAACATTATCTATGGAAAGCACAATAGGTTATATGTTACACGGACATAAAAACTTATCTTATTGTCCGGCTATTATATTGAATGATGAGGTTATATCAGATAACCCAGAAGGTGGTACAGGAAAGGGAATTTTTATGAACGCATTAGCACAAATGAAAAAAGTGGTAACAATAGACGGTAAGTCTTTTGCTTTTGAAAGGTCTTTTGCGTATCAGCTTGTATCAGCAGACACCCAGATATTAGTATTTGATGATGTTAAAAAACATTTTGATTTTGAAAGACTATTCAGTGTGGTAACCGAAGGTTTGACATTGGAAAAGAAAAACAAGGATGCTATTAAAATACCTTTTTCAAAGTCTCCTAAGATAGCTATAACTACTAACTATGCTATAAAAGGGGCGGGTAATTCTTTTGCTCGTAGAAAATGGGAATTGGAGTTACATCAACATTATAATAAATCATACACCCCTTTAGATGATTTTGGGAAACTTTTGTTTGGAGATTGGGGAGATGAGGAATGGTGTCAGTTTGATAATTATATGATTAGTTGTTTACAGAATTATCTAACATCAGGACTACACAAAAGTAAATTTGTTAATCTTAAAGTTAGACAGTTATCAGCAGAAACATCTCACGATTTTATTGAATGGTGTGGATTAATAAAAGGCTCTCAACCAAACCCTAAGCTTGTGGTGGATGTTAGAAATTATAAACATCAATTATATTTAGAGTTTATAGAAGAGTATCCCGATTATGGACCGAAAGCTAAAATGACAATATCAAGAACTAAATTTTATAAATGGCTTGTGTCTTTTGCTTTATTCCAAGAGGGCATACAACCCGAAGAGGGAAGGGATTCAGCAGGAAGGTGGATAAGAATTAGAAGTAGAAAAGAATTAGAAGTTCAAACTAATATAGATTTTTAGAATGAATTGGAGTCTACACAGAGCAATGCTCAACTCTTATTTTGTTATCGTTCGGGGATATGACCCCTACTTAATGATGTCAAAAGGAGGGGGGTTCTTTGCTCACGACCCCACAAGTGAGTTAGAGAAAGAAGATGTAGAGGGGGTTTTAACATACTTTGAGGAAGAGGAAGATTATATGAAGTGTGAAGAGATAAATAATTTTATAAAACAAAAATGGAGTTTAGAAAATACCAATCAGAAATAATAGATAAGGGGGTAGGTGTTATATTAAAGCACGGCTTTTTATATTTGGCTATGGAAGTTAGAACGGGTAAAACTTTAACAAGCTTAGGTATAGCTCAAAGCTTGTTTGTAAACAACGTTTTGTTCATAACCAAAAAGAAAGCTATTAGCTCTATAGAAAGCGATTATCAAAAGTTAGCACCAAAATTTAAATTAGTAGTAATCAACTATGAGTCTCTTCATAAAGCGCCAACGTTAAAATGGGATATGGTTATTTGTGATGAGGCTCACAGTTTAGGGGCATTTCCTAAACCAAATAAAAGAGCAAAGGCTGTAAAAGATATTATATTCAAAACGCGTGCCAAAGTTATACTTTTATCAGGTACTCCAACACCAGAGTCATACAGTCAAGTATACCATCAGGTTTTCGGTATAATTAAAAACCCCTTTAATGATTGCGTAAACTTCTATAAGTTTGCTCACAAATATGTAAAGATAAAAGAAAGAAAAATAAATGGACTGTTTATAAGAGACTATTCTAATGGCTCAGAACTTATTCTTGATAAGATGAAACCCTACACTATTAATTTTTCTCAACAAGAAGCGGGGTTCAAAACAAAAATATCAGAGCAGGTTTTATATGTAGACATGGATGATGTTACTTACGAGGTTAGTAGCAAATTAAAAAGAGACCGAGTGGTGGAAGGGGATGAGGAAATTATTTTAGCAGATACTCCGGTAAAACTAATGATGAAGTTGCATCAACTATATTCAGGAACTATAAAGTTTGAAAGTGGAAACAACATGGTTTTAGATTATAGCAAGGCAGATTTTATAAAAAAGAACTTTAGTGGTAGAAAGATTGCGGTCTTTTATAAATTCAAAGCAGAGCTCGAGGCTTTGAAAATAATCTTTGGAGATAATATAACAACAGACCTAAGTGTCTTTAAGGAGACAAATAAAAATATAGCATTGCAAATAGTTAGTGGAAGAGAGGGAATATCTTTGAAGGAGGCAGACCACATAGTATATTATAATATAGATTTTAGTGCAACAAGTTATTGGCAGAGTCGTGATAGAATGACAACCAAGAACAGAATGAAAAATAGTGTTTATTGGATATTTTCCAAAGGAGGTATAGAAGATGATATATATAAAGCAGTAACAAAAAAGAAGGATTATACCGTCAGACACTTCAAAAGAGATTTATTATCTTTGTAACAATGAGTGAACAAAAAATTCAATTTAAAAAAATCAAGGAGTTAGAACAAGAGGGGTATTATGTAATAAAACTTACAACTACCAATAAAAACGGCATACCTGACCTAATTGCTATACCTAAAGATAGTGACGTGTTATTTGTTGAGGTAAAGAAGCCTGGAGGAAAGCTTTCAAAGTTACAAGAGTATAGAATTAAAGAATTAAAACAACATGGAGTTCGAACCGAAGTATATAGAGGATAAAGATATTAAGTGTAAATTTGACGACTATTTTATAGACGAACTAATTACACTACCGTATAACGCAGCCATAGGAATTATGGATGCAGTAAAAAAAAACTCACACCTTTTGCCAGAAAAAAACAATTGGTCACAATTAGTTGGCGGTGTAGTTAAAGGAGAAGTTCCTTTCTTTTTTGAATTAGAATACATAAAAGAAAAAGGGGAAGAACCTCTCTACTTAGACATATTAGAAATAGATTGTAATGACTATTTAGATTATATTAACTTAAATCAATATTTAAAATGAATTTATCAGCAGAGGCTAAAAACGCAAAAGACATGGTAGAAAGAAGGTACAACGTAAAGTTACACACTCGTTGTAGAACATCACCATATATTAAAGCTAGGTGCATGTTTTCAATGCTACTTTTTAAAAAGGGATATGGTTGTTACGCCATAAGTAAAATGTTAGAATTAAACCACGCTACTATTTTAAATTACTTTAATAACTTCAAATGGTTTTATAAAACAGACAAAGATTTTGCCGAAAGTTATGAACAGTTTTTTGAACAAATGCGAAACTCCTCTATAGTTTACACACAAATGAACGAGTTTGAGTTAAAAAAAGAACTACTTTTATTACAAACAGAAATAAAAAGCCTATATTTACGCAACCGAGAGCTAGAAAACCAAAATAAAAAACTTAAAGAAAGCAAGGTTATGTATATAGAAAGTAGAATGTAATATAAATATAATGAGTAAAAAGCCAAATGCGGTAGAAAGAAATAGACTTACCTACATTAATCATTTAATGGAAGAGGTTAATTCCGCCACCGCTCAGGTTTATGAACATTTCGTAGATAAAGAATACACTGAAGCCAAGCATGCTACTTATAATTTAATAAAAAGACTTAAAGAAGTCATTCAATCCTTAGAAGATGAAGTTTAATTCCGATTATCGTCCTCGTCTAAAGGGGAATAAAAAGAAAGCCTTTGAGTATTTTACCAAAAATGAAAGAAGGATATTGGTAATAGGAGACATACATGCTCCTTTTGTTTTAGATGGATACCTGGAGTTTTGTCAAGAAACTTATGCTAAACACAATTGTAATCAAGTAATTTTTATAGGAGACATTTTGGACAACCACTATAGTTCTTTCCATCAGACCGACCCGAATGGGCTTGGTGGGGGGCAAGAGCTTGAGCACGCTATAACAATAGTACAAGAATGGTATCAAGCGTTTCCGGTTGCTGATGTTCTTATCGGAAATCATGACCGCATAATAATGAGGAAGGCTGTAGATTCTGACGTTCCTAAACAGTGGATAAAAAGTTATAACGAAGTATTGGGTGTTGATTGGAATTGGACTGAAAGAATAGTTTATGACAAAGTTCAGTTCGTGCATGGAGAAGGGGGTACTGCGCGCACAAAAGCAAAGAACGATATGATGTCCACCGTACAGGGTCATATCCATACCCAATGTTACACGGAGTGGCTAGTTGGAAGGAACTTTCGAGTGTTTGGGATGCAGGTGGGATGCGGGATTGACGCTAAGTCTTATGCAGCAGCTTACGCTAAACATTTCAAAAGACAAGCTATTGGTTGTGGAGTTATCTTAGGTGGTCACACTGCTATAAATTGTTTAATGGAGCTATGAGGTTTGAATCAAAAGAAGACTTGGTTAGGGAAACTAAAGCCATAGAAAGATTTATTAGACTGTTTGGTGGTAGCTACAAGAAGCTAGGACCAAATGATATTGACTTCCGAGTATTCGATAAAGATAAAAAAATCATATCTTACGTTGAGGTAAAAGGTAAAAGTAGTTGGTTAAAAGAGTGCTTCCCTTTATATGTAGCCGCCAGGAAACTAGTAAAGCTTTGTGACAAAAGACTAAACCCTGTAGTTATGTGGGCATGTAATGACGGTATCATATACGCTAAAGTGCCTGAGTTAGTAGGAGAAATGAGATGGGGTGGAAGAAAAGATGTACGAGACGAAAGTGTAAACGACCAAGAGCTTATGGTGTATTTCGAAAACCAAAAGTGTTTTAAATATTTAAAGTATTAATTTTTTTTATTCTTCCTTCTTCTTTTTATATCATCTATTCTTTTTTGTTGTGCAGGAGATTTTTTCTTTTTCTTTGACTTTTTTCTTCCTCTTGCTGAATTAGGTCGGTAAGACGGACTAACACCTATCACATCATAGAAAGCTTCTTCACTAACATCTCCTTGTTCAATTAATGTTTTAATAGGAAGGTTTACATCTACACCATCCCCTTCTACACTTAGCTCAAGGAATGGGTCAAATTGGAAACCTACATATAACTCTGCTAAACTCTCTACTGTTTTAACTCCTTTCTGTAACGTAGATAAATCTTCATCAGCCACATACCTTATCATCTCTGTTGCTACTCTACTTAAAGGATTAACACCTTCATCTATTTGTCTTGGGTTTTCTCCAGATAGTTTGAGTATAGCATACTCTAATGAACCACCCATAAGTGGAACTTGACTAATAAGGTTCATTCCATACATAGACCTTTTCATTTGTTTTAAGACCTCTTCTTTATCCTCATCCTCACCTTTAAAGAATTTAAACATATTTGCCATTGCTATAAATAAAACGTTGGCTACACCTAAATTTAAAACAAAAGCCCTTATGGCGTCTGAATCTACATTACCTTTTGCTCCCGCTCTCATAATGTTGGTCATACCCATATATACTTTATTCATTTGTAAAAACAGAGTACTACCAAACATAGTAAAGAATCTGTTTTTAAAATCAGTGCTCATTTGCAGTGGAATCTTTTCTGTTCTACCTCTTGTTTGCTGTGTTAACTCGTAGTTTTCAAAATTTTCTAAAGCTACATCAGGGTCTACCCCTGCTCTTATATCTGCATTATAATTAGCCATATACCCCATTACACCCATAACGTCACCCAATACGGTAGGAGAGCTCATTGCAAACTTAAAGGCTCTTATAAAATCTCCCATCCTTGTTTCTTTTTGACTCACGCTTCTGTCAGTTGGACTACCTGAAACTAAACCATATAAATCTCCGGCTAAACCCTTTTGAACCCTGTCTCTAAATACAGGACTTAACTTGTAAGCTTTTTGTAATTGCTTGGGAAGTGTAAGCATTATATAACCCATGTCAGCCATAAAAGCAATTAGCTCAACAGGAGTAAGGACAACGTCTTTAAGTTTAGTTTTTCCACTCTGTTGGTCTTTAGACTCTCTGCTTCTAATAAATTTATAATCTTCAAAAGCATTTATAAACGAAGATGCCTGTTTAGGAATCTGCATTAATCTAAACGCTAAAGCATAAGAAGTAAATTTAGACATGATTTTTTCTAATGGCCCCTGCATGGAATCGTTAAGAGAGTCAGGGTTAATTGCAAAGTTTATTGCTCTTTTTACCGCTCGGTCTAATCCAGAAGCCTCTAATAATACTTTTACCGCAGGTGTGTTGATAATAGCTGTTAAATCTTTAACCCCCAACGCATACGCTTTATAGTGCTCCATGTTTTCTACATGATTAGAAAGTGTGTCTAAAAACCCGGGGTCTAAATTAACATCACCTGTAATGTCTGCTCTTTCTTTTAAAGCAGAGTGAGTTTCATCTGTAAATATATTACCAAAATTTCCTTCTATTAAAAGTTTTTCAGCGGCCTTTTGTCTGCTAATTGTTTGTGTTGGAAAATAGTTTTCTACATAATCTAAACTAACATCATTTGATTCTTTGTAAACCTCATTTATAGTGGGGAAGTATTCATTGCTTAAAAAGTCTACTACTTTGTCTGCAAACTCTATAGGTTGAGCTCCTAATACTTTTTTAATCTCATCTATTTTTTCGAGAGTAAAGCCTTGTTTTTCAAGCTTAGCTCTTTGAGTTTCATTTTTACTTAAAGTATATATACGTAATAATTGGTCACCACTAAATCTTTGTGTTTCACCTTTTATGTTTAGCTCAATAATGCCAACATAAAGTTGTTTTCTTATTTGTCTGTAACCCTTTGTGATTCCGGGAATAGAGTTAGCTATTTCATCAAACTTCTTGTTTATCTTTTCGATACCAAGTATTTGATTTCTGTGCATCTTTCTTAAAGGTTTATAGATGTTGTTTTTAAAAAAAGTTTTACCTTCTAAGCTTCTATCTAATATGTCAGTAAGAGTTCCTAAGTGAGACAAGTGTTCTTTAAAAAATGAACGCACACCAATTATGCTATTAAATTTTAAATTTTTAACATAAGCTTTTAAACCCTTTAAGAGCTTGCCCTTTCTAAACATATCTCTAATACTAAGATTATCTTGACGCAATTGGTTTTTATCTTTAGGTGTTTTATTTCCTTTTTCGTCAGTAGTAAATAACTCAGGATATGTTTCTTCTATTTGTTTTGTTGCTTGGTCACTTAACTTCTCTTGTTTAGCTGCTCTTTCTAGTCTTTTTAATTGTAACCTTCCAATAGACTCCGCTCTAGCTTCTTCTAATATTTTTAATTTAGCTTCCACCTCTTCCATGCTTGCAGACATAATATCACCTACAGTATCAAACGCTTTTATTTTATTAAGCATTGCCTGCTCTTTATTTGTTAAGGCTTCAGGGTTATTAAGAGCTTTTGCTATTAATTCAGCCTCAGTTATTTGAAGTTGTTTTAATATATTATCAGAACTTATTTCATCTTTTATTTTTTGAATCTCTAAGTTACGAGTGTCATTGTCTTGAATTAAAGCAACCTTTAAAACTTTCTTCACCTCCTTAAAGAAGTCACGACCAATAGCATCTAAACCTTTAGTAACTTTTCTACCACCTTTAGTTACTGCTGCCGCAGCCTTTTGTCTTACTAACTTTTCAATCTTCTGAATAAGCTCATTTTTTATTTTTGTTTTTTGTTTATCTATAATATTCATTACCTCCTCTGTTTTCGCTATGTAATTATCAGCGGTCAGGTCAGTAATTCTTTTTAGTAAAGAATTAATTTGTGTTTGACTATAGGTACTTGACTTGGGAAGTGTTCTTCTAATTAAACCTCTAAGTTGATTCTGTAGGTTCTTTATGTCTTTAACAGCTAACTTTTTATTCTTTATAATGTTTCTAATAGCACTTATTTCTTTTTGAATAGTTGGGTTGGTTCTTATACTTAAACTATTATCTAACGCTATCTGCATAGCCATTTGTGTGTCGGCATTTTGTTTTTGAAAAACCTCACTTTCTTTTAAAAGTCTTTGAGCTTCTGCTCTAACATCAGAATACGTTCTAACTCTTCTTGCTCTTCTTTTACCTTCTGGAGTGGTGTAAGCAAACGTGTTTAATTTATTTTTAATAGTATTAAACAATCTAAACCCTTCTATTGCCCCACCCTCTATATTAGTAAACTCGGTTGGGAGGGTGACGTTTTCATCCATCTTTATTCTCATAGCCTCATTAATGTCAGTGGCTTTAAAACCTCTTGATTGTAAAACACTTTTAATAGATGCGTCTGATATTCCCTGTTGTCTACCTTTATTGACTATGTCGACAATAGAATCAGTAGAGCTAAACATTACTTCCGGGTTCTTTAATTGTATAAGCTGCTTGTCGGTAAGCTTTATTTCTTTACCAGAAAATATATCTGCTAAAGCTGTTCCTAAAAACTTATCAAGCGTCATATTTTCTATTTCAGTTGTGGTTAAATCTTTAGACATTTTAAACTGCGTTTTAATGTACGTCCACATTCCTTGCAGCCAATTTTTAAATTTAGAAACCAAACTAGCGCTTGCAATATCTTCACCTTTGTTAGCTATTAATATAGCCATAGCTTCATTTACTGCCTTTTTAACATCACCATTAAATTTACGTAGTTGCTGTTTATAAAGCTGAGTCTGCATAACAAGCTCAGTACCCTTTTTGTAAATATCTCTACCCTTTTCTGTAGTTTGTAAGTAGTTTGTCCAGACGTGACCAAACTCGTGAATAGATGTGTTAAATAATTCTGACTGACTATTATGAACTTCAGGGTTTATCCATATATCTCCATCCACGGTAACACCATAATAAGTAACACCATCCCTCGTATAGTTTCTAACATCTTCTCTATTTATTACATTGTTAAAAGCCTCTTGTGTTGAACTTATGTTTACTGAAGGAAAAGCCTTATTCATAAAGGCTAACATTTGAGTATTGTTATTTACAGGGTCTCCTTCTGTTACTAGACCACTTATAACTCTTGATATTTCAGATGGGGTAAGAGCACCATAAGTCTCAAAAGCTTGATTCAACGCATCCACCAACATCTTTTCATCCTTAAAACTAAACTGAGTTTCTGCCATAACCTTTCTATCTTGGTTTCTAATTCCCTGCATACTAGGACTTTTTCGTGTTGTGGGCTTTCTCCTTGTAGTTTTTCCTTTTTCTTCTAAAGCAGACCATGTTCTTTCTGCTCTTTCCGAAGTATAGTTTTTATCAGACTTTAAAGGTTGATTGTATGTTTCTTGAACATAATCATTAGAGCTTTCATACATTTGTTGACCTAACCCTAAACCTTGTAGTTCCGGATGTATTTCTGAAATAGTAACTGTTCCGTTTTCTTTACCCATCTCAACACCTTCTTTTCCGGAAATCATTTCAAGCCTTCCCACTAACTGACCGTCAGCATGTAAAAACACACGAGCTTTAAAAGGACTCACTTGGTAAAGGTCTCTTTGCTCTTTAGTCATTTTACTTCCATCCAATACTAAATAGTTAACTTCTGTTTCTTTGTTTTTTATTCGAGTAACTAAATCAGCATCTAACTCAAAAGAAGGTTCATTGTTTTTAAATATACCGGTAGTAAACATCATACCTCCTCGACTTCTTGGTTCTTTTTGAGATAGTTTATCAACTAAATTATTAAAAGAGTTTTGAAGACCTCCTTTTACCGGAACTCTTTTCATTTTAGGAGTAGTAGATTTTTGCTGACTTTTAAACTCAACGAAATCTGCATTATCATCTATCTTTCCTTCTGTTTTAAAATCAACTTTTGTCTTGGAGTCCTCTTGAAGAATATTTTCTAAGTCCATTACCCCTTGCATATCACTTTCAATCTCAGCAACTCTAGTTTCATTATCATTAAAAAGTTGTTGTTGAAAGGGTGTTAGTTTTTTGTTGTTAATATTTTTATTTGCTACTTCTGCTAAAAGACCATCGAGTCTTTGTTCGTTTAACTCGCCACCTGCATATCTAGTTTTGTCTTGTCGTGTAGCTTTTAGGGGTTTGGGAATAGAAGGAGGTTGTGTTTCTACGTCAGTCTCTTGCTCTTGGACTTGAGAAGCTTGACTTTCATTGGTAGTTTTTTGTTGGGTGTCTCCTTCTCCCACTGTTGCGCCATCTGTGGTTTGTTTTTCCACATCCACGCTCTCTGTTTTTGACTCTTGAACGGCATCTAATTTACTATTTAAAAGGGTTAATACTTCGTTGTCATTTTTTACATCTATATCTAAGTCTTGTAATTGTTTGTCGGTAAGCTTATTTAATTTTCTAACAAAAGATTTTTTAGTATACTTTTTACCATCTATGGTGTAAGAGGTTGTTTTCATGCCAGGAGCTTTAACGTCTCTCAAGGCAGACACATCTATACCACCCTCCACTATTTGTCCCGTAGTAGCCATTTGAGATAGCTCTGCGTCAATATCAGCAATGGTTTTAGAATTTATTTGTTTTAAGTTAGAGGTTCGGCTTAAATCTTTTTTAGCACTCAATAGCTCCATAGCTCTAGCTATATTTTTTTTAGAAGCATTTTTACCTAAAAGGTCTTTAGCAGTTCTACGATTACCTACATTTTCTTGAATCTGTTGATTTTGCTCATCACTTATTTGACCTAGGTTATTCATGTTGGTAGACCAATCCGAAATTCTTGAATCACTAACATTCTCATTAGCCATAAAATTAAAGTCTAATAAATTGTTAGCAAGGTCGGTCTTACTAGTTTTAACTTTATCCATGAACATATTAATAGCCATACCAGAAGTGTTGTTTCCTAAACCTCCCCATGATTCTAATAATATTTCTTTACTATTTATTTCTTGACCTGCTGTTATTTGGGCAGATAATTCACCAAAACCTTCTGCGGCCGGGTCAAAAATAAGTCTTTCCCCAACTTGAGCTGCAACTAATTTTGACTTTCTAGCTGTTTTACCAACTTTAAATACCCTTCCTGCTAAACCCAAAGAAAAATAATCTACTAGTGCTATTGGTATACCTCTTTTTAAACCCATTTCTCTTCCTCGCGCCCACACTTCTTTATCTACAAAAGCTTTGGCCACATCATCCGGATTAGTTAAGTCATATCCTGCTTCACCCATAGAGTCCATTATAGAGTTGGTATATTCTAAAATAAAACCGGATAAAGCAAAACCTGTTCTTGCCCCATATCCCGCGCCTATCACTGCGCCTGGAACTGCACCAACTCCTGATACATTTGCGCCCACAGCCGCTCCTCCACCTGCACCTATAGCGGTAGTGGTAGGAACAATCACCATACCATAAGGAAGCATTTGAGTAAGACTCTCACTCATTAAAGCTAACCCATTAACTAAAAACATATCTACTCTTAAACCACTTTCTCCTAATAAATATTTTTTTGATTCACCACTAACAGCCCCCCCATCTGAACGCATATATCTATATAAAAGTTTAGATTGACGTGGGTCTACATTAGATAAATACTCAGCTATTCTTTCCGTGGTTTCTTTGTCAGTAGGGTCTTTCATGCCCAACTCCATTTGTATTATAAGCTTACCTGCCATTCCTCTGTTCCACGCGTTTTTCAAACTAACTCTCCAAGCCTCCATGCCGGTCAAATATTCTTGTGTAATATTTTCATCATTTTTTCTGTCATAAAAAGTTTTAGACATTTCATATTTATAAGCAGCAAACTGTTGAGTTAAAGCGCCCACATCTCGCGAAGCCACAAGCTCTTGTATTAATCTTTCTTCTCGCTCATTTTTTGGTTTAACAAACTGAATCTCATCTAAAGGAACACCAAAATTTTTTAAAGACATTACATTCATTTCATCTACATATTGAAGTGCCTGTTCATTAACCTTTACTGCCTCTTGTGCTTCATACTCAAATTTTCGGTGTAACTTTAAATCTAACTCATCTCTCAAATCTTCTGCTTCATCACTCATCACTACATCCATAAGTCTATCCTCTTGTTCTTCTAAAGCCTCTAATGATTCTTCATAATTATCATATAAACGATACTCTCCTCTAGCGCCCTTATATACATACTTATTAAATTTTAAAGCCTCTTCTTCAGAAATAGGAAGAGATTTTCCACCATAAGACATATAGGATTCTATAAAGTTTATATCGTCTTTTACTTGTTCGTAGTTTTCAAACATTTCTTGTTCGGCATAGTAATCTTTTCCTTTGTCTTGATAAAACTGTTGTGCAAATATTTCAGGTGAGCTAATGTTTTTCCATGCACCATCTGCAAATTTTTCTGCCTCTTCTTCCGTATCAAAGTAATACACCTCACCTCTTGTTTTAGCAAAAGCTAATGCGTCTTCCCAATCATTATCTGCAAACTCAGTCCATCTTTCAGGCCAAGCACTATGGATGTCAGGGTTTGTAGGAAATAATGTAGGAAAAGCCACGAACCTTCCATCTTCTTCTGCATAAGCCATTTTATGTGTAGATATGCTTCCATCTCCATTATTTCTTCCCATCTTCCTGCTTTGTTGAGCATCTAAAGATTTGGTAATAAAGTCAGAAGGAGCTTCAGTTCTTGCTTCCGGAGAAGTAGAAAACTTAACAATAAAGTTTTGTAGCTTTTTACTTAACTCAGGGTTACTGTCATCTACCTCAACCTCAATAAAATTTAAACCATCTAAAGTCCTTGCTTGTATTTTATCTCCCCTACCTGTAGCTGAAAAAGAAAAACCGTATTTAGAAAACTTTTCAGTTAAATAATTAACCACATCCTCTTCTTTTTGTGTAGTTAATTTAGGGTCAATGGTTACAATGTCTTGTTGGAATTCTACATTATTGTATAATAAATCATTATACGCATTTTCTTTTTCTAACTTAGCTAGCTCTAGTTGTTCTTTTTGAATTTGTTCTTGGTCGGGATAGTTTCGTATTCTTTCTTTTTCTTCTTCAGGTAATGCGTCAAACTCTTCTAATTCTTTTTGTTTCTGTTCTTTTTTTCTATTTTCTCTTTCTATTATATCTAACTGAGGAGCTATCGTGCTACTACCTCGTTGTGTTGCATCCATGGGGGCAGCTTCCGGTTGTAGGTTTTGCTCTGCTTGATTTTTTACATCTTCAAAAGTAAATGAATCTTTAAAGCCACCATCTCCTTTTAATTCTTGAATCTTTTCTATAAACTGTGTGGGGCTAGTCGGCTGAAATTCCGATGAACCATCTTCCGAAGGAGAATCCAAAACGCTGACGT